GCCAAGCGGCGAGCGTTAAAATCGGCCGCACTCAACTTGGAGTTTATTTTGTAGTCCAAGTTTCGGGGTCCAGATCAAGCGCCGAGGGCGTATTGTTTCTAATTTCGAGTTCGTCTGGATTATGTTGACGGGGACAGGTGGTATTGGTTATTGGCGGAACTGTTCTGCTTGACCCGTGCGATTGCGAGTGCACACCCTTTCATCTGTAGCTTCATGGCCTGCATCATGTTGCGTTCGAAGCATACGAATTCAACGGCGCGAGCCGACGTTTCCTCTCCGTCCAATAGACAATCTGCGAGATATTCAATGATCTCTTCATCTGTCATACCCTCCACAGGATTGAAGGGCTTGATCTTGAGTTTTTCCATGGTTGTGTCCTCACAGTTCTACATCCATTCGAGCCAAATCCTGAGCTAGTTTGATGTCCTTGGCTTGGGTGCTTTTATCTCCGCCAGCTAGTAGCAAAAGAATCTGTCGTCCCTTAATCGTAAAGTAGATTCGATATCCAGGGCCAACATTTACTCTTGCTTCAGAGATGTTCCCTATCTTCTTGCAGTCTCCAAAATGGCCGGATGCCATGCGCGTTAATCGTGTACGAATAGCACTTTTTGCAACGTGATCCTTTAGATTGTTGAACCATTTGTTGAACTGCTCTGTTCTGTACAAGTCAGGGCGCTTGATGTTCATTTTGCTTCCTTGATGAGGAGCTTTGTTGTGACCAGTATAAAACGTTACGGGTTGCCTGTTCGCCCAGATTATGGGTATCTCTTCGTAAAGGTTAACCAAGCCCCTGGAGCATTGCACTGCACGGGGGCTTTCCTATTTTACGATGTTGCCTAGTAGATCCCGCGCCACAACCGATGACGCGTCTCTTCGTCTTTGGGGAAGTCTGGCGGCACGGTGATCATGAAGCTTTTCATGCCACGATGGCTCGTGACCGTGAGCCGGATCCTGTACCAACTGTGTGCGTCCCACCATTTGATGGCCCTTTTGGCCCATGAATGACAAGCCTGAATGACCAGGATGCTCCATGCTCCAAAGGCGATTCCTTCGGCGAAGGTTTCCGCTTCCCACAAAAGGACAAAGTAGAAGATGATGTAGCCTACGACGGCTTGCCCGAACGTGGTCTTCGGCCAGATGATCGTGTGCCACAAAGCGGAGAGGTAAAGGCGGATGCTCTCGAGCGTGGTCATGGCTTTCATCGTGCCGCCTCCCAGTCGCGCAGTGCGTGCGTGAGCATGTACGCGGAGAGCTTCACGCGGTCAAGGGCGGCAGGGTTTGCGCTCTGCCTCGCGGCGGAGAGCACTGCCGTGTACTTCTTTACTGCGTCTGCGATGCTGGCCGTGTCCTTGTGGTCGATGAGCCGCTTGGCGAGTGCGAGCAGGTTGGCGATTGACTGATCGCGATACGACCATCGTAGCTCTCGGCGGATGTCTTGCACGACGATTTCTGTTTCTGTCATTGCTCCTCCTCTTTCTGTTTGACGAAGTACTCAGTCGGAAAGAGCGTTGGCGCAATCTTGCCCTTGACGGGGACGTGGAGGAGGTAGAAGCCTCCCAGCGTACCTTTGGCGTCCACTGGGTACAGGCACAACTCTCCGTCGCACTCCGCCTCTGCCTTGCGCATATCTTCCTGCGTCGCACCAATATGACCGGCGACGCGCTTGCGGATTTCCTCTTTCATTTCGACTGGCATTTCTCGTCCTCCTTTTCCATCTGGATGCGGATCGAGCGATAGTCCTTCAGCGCTCCGACGAAATAGGACAGGTCGCGGATAACCGAGTCGACTTCCTCCATGGTCGGAGGAGTTTGACCTTTCCAGCCCTCTTTTCCTGCAGTCGCGTACCTCTGGATGAAGCCCAAAGCGACGATTGCCATGCGTCTGTATTCTCTTTCAGGTCTCATTCCTCGTCCTCCTCAACCTTTTCGACCATGTCGGGCGTTATCACTAACGCATGGAACGGGCCTTCGCTTTTGCGGAACCAAAGGGTCATCTGCTTCAAAAAATTTAGCTCGGCGAAGATGCGCTTCTTGTTAGATGCAAGCTGTCGGGAGAAGTCTCCGTCGCTAAGCTCGTCGAGCTTCCTATGAAGCTCGCGGTCTTTGAGTCTGTATTTCATTGCTTATCCCCTTTCTTTTCAATTTGTTCGGGGTTGATCCCCCAATGCTCATAGGCTTCATACGGTAGGCACGATACGGTTTGACCTCCGCCAATTCTGTAGCAAATCACGCGGTTTTCTTTGTCCACGGCGTAGCTTGTGCGCGCCGTTCGCACGCCGTCATCGTCACACCCTGCCAGAAGCAGGGCGGTAATAAATAGCGGAATGATCTTTTTCATTGCTTGTTTGCTCCTTGTTCTGCCATTCCGAAGGCGATGTCCTCGATCATTGAGCGCTTGACCGGGGGGATTATCACGGCCTTGGTCTCTGTCTTCTTCTCGGCTTTCTTCTCTGAGTTGTATGCACGGTACTCGTCAAGGGCGACTGCGGGGTCTGCGTACTTCTGGTCAGTCAGACTCACAAGCGTGTCATGATCGTCCGTGACGGACATAATCCCCGCGTTGACGAGCTTTTGCACCGTAGCCTTGAACGACGCTGCGACTTTCGTCCTTATCCCGAGCGCGTCGAGCAGCGAAGACATACGCAGCGGGCCTTTTTCGCCGATGATCGCGAGGGCCTTGTCGGCCCTCACTCCGATGTAGCAATTACTCATGCGAGCACCATTTTTTCCAAACATAGTGTTGGTTTTCGAGGATTTCTTCTTTGCTTTGCTCAAATTCTTCGAAATAAAGATGAGCGCAATATCGCAAGCAATGATCTTTTGGGTTCCAAGGTTCACCAAAGTGCAGTTCTATTCCAATTGAGCATGAGGAATACTTTCCTTCGCACAAACGTTCAGAAAATTCACCATTGCTGATTGCGTCTAAATGTCGTTGAAGCTCTTTGTCTTTTAGTGTGATTTGCATATTGACCTCATCATCGAATCGACACGCTCTCGCGTTCCTTAATGTGGCAGCCGGGGACTTCGATGCCGTCGATCAAGGCCTGCTTGATTGCGACCTTGTTCGGGCTGACGGTCGTCTTGACGGTCGTGTAGGCCTCGGGCAGGTTTGCGCCCTCGGCGATCTCTACGGCCTTCGTCGTGCGGATGCTCACAGTCACGCGGGCGGTCTTGACCTTCCCAGTCGCGTGCAGGGCATCGAGGAGCATGGACTTGATGTAGTCGGAGCGCTTCTGCATCGACTTGACGCGGGCGATCATGCGGTCGGCTTCGTCCTTGGCGGCCTTGGCCTCGGCATCGAGCTCGCGGAGGTAGAGGGCGGTTGCCTCGACCTTGTCGGAGGCTTCGGCTTCGACGGCGTGGAGGTTGTCCGCATTGAGGATTTCGCCAGTCTCGGGATCCACGTCGATGTGGTCGAGTGCGGCGCGGATTGCGTCTGAGATTTCGTAGAGTTTCATTTTGCGTACCTATGAAAAAGCCCTGCCGGTTAGGGCAGGGCCGATTGAGAAAATGGTTGGATGATGGCTATTGCTTAGCTAGCCGTCAGTGCGCGATAGCAGGACAACTGCTTCACGCTATAGCCGTTGCGCTCGAGCATGTCCTCGATGGAACCGAGGTTCATGCTTGTCACGGCTTCGTAGAAGCGAGGCGCGAAAGGCGACTGGAGGAGACGCATCAGCTTGAGGACGGTCTCGAGGTCTTCGCGGAAGAGATATCGCCAGTAGTAGACGAAAGTCCGCAGGTTCTCGGCCTCATGCGAGGAGAGAACGATCGAGCCCGCGGGGATAGGATGCAGGCCACAGTGGGGGCAGCCGCCGTCGGGGCGCGTGGTGTGCGGCACCTCGGGAACGTCGAGCTCGACCTCTTTGATGAAATCGAGGCAGTCTTCGAGTTGGGTGCGCGGCAGTTGGTCGTAGCGGGCGATCTGGTAGCGTGCCTTGATGGCGCGGTAGATCGTCCGATAGTTCGATGAGGTCTTATGCGCACGGATTGCCACTTCGCGCTGAATGGCGCGTTGCTCTGCGGGCGTGATCGTGGTCTGTGCTTCGTAGTGCCCAGTCTTGCGAATAGCAGGAAGAACTTCGGACGTGACCCAGCGCTTGAAGCGCTTGGCGCTTTCGAGCTTTGAGCCGAAGATCAGGGCGTAGAGGCCGGACTCGTTGACGCAGTTGACCGTCTGGCGGCCGCCTTTCGTTTCGATTTCGGACTTGATGAGGTCTTCAGGGTCAACGCGGTCGTTTACGCTCTTTGCGGGCTGTGAATAACCGAGGGCTTTTGCGACGTCGATTGCAACGAAGAGGGGCGCGTCAGCTGTGCCGAGCGTGCGAAGTTGAACGTTCTCGAAAGAGAAACATGCAGGGATAGACATATGCAGTCTCCTAGTAGTTTTGACATCAAACCGCTCCATGACGCCAATCATGGTGGGCGGACTTGCAGGTTGGCGTACCGGCTACTAGGTCCCGGCCTCCCGAAGGAGCCTGCAAGCCCACCCGTAATTTGGAGACTTGCAAGGGGGTTACTGAATCGGTAACCCCTTTTCGAGGACAACAAAAAAAGCCGCTACCAACGGTCGGCGGCTTGTCATCGCACGCCTAGTAGTAATCGGGACGCCAATCCCGCGTCGGTCATTGCGACCGACACGAGAAGCATACCCGAAACACAGGCGAGTGTCAAAAAGCAGGGCGATGACCTTGACAAGTCTGGGTGCTGCGGTTACGATCTAGATGCGGGTAGTCAAGACTACGCCGTATACTCTGCGTGCTCGAATTAACGTTTAAGCGATCTTTCAAGATAGCCGACCGCAGGGGGAAAAGCCGCAGTTTGCGGCTTTTCTTTTATCTGCCACCTGTTCCTAATCTTCAGAATATGGACATATACGTTTATTCCGACGAGTCTGGCGTCTTTGATCGACAGCATAATGAATATTTTGTATTCGGCGGCCTTGTGGCGTTATCGTATTCTGAAGCGGACGAAGCCACCAGGCGTTACCAACACGCTGAGAAACTAATCAAGGCAAAGGAAGGGCTTGCTAATGACGATGAAGCGAAGGCGTGTTGTCTGTCAAACAGCGGTAAGTCCAAGTTGTTTAGGTCGTTGAATAATTTTCACAAGTTTGGAGTTGTCATTCATCAGAATCGGGTTAATCCCAACATCTTTAACAACAAGAAGACAAAGCAAAGATATCTTGATTATGCGTTCAAGATTGCGATCAAAAGAAAATTCGAGGCCTTGATTCGTGAAGGAACGATCGAACCATGCAAGGTCAGCAAAATTCGCTTTTATGTGGATGAGCATGCGACCGCAACAGATGGCCGTTATGAGCTCAGAGAAGCGCTAGAGCAAGAGTTTAAGATTGGGACGTTCAACTTGAAGTGGAGCGTCTTCCACGAGCCAATTTTCCCCAATCTTCAAAGTGTAGAGTTGCATTTTTGCGATTCAAAGAGCCGAGCTCCAATTCGAGCTGCGGACATTATTGCGAATAGGATTTATTTTTGCGCGACATCGAGAGATTTGAATTCTTTAAGAGGAAGAAAAGAATTCAAATTGATCGAACTCCCGTGATGGCCTAAAAAGCCCCCGGCAGTGCCGAGGGCTTGAGTTATTCGAAAAAATCGAATGACTGACCTTTTTGACAGCGTGGTCAAGATGGTCAGAAGGGTACGTCGGAGTCGTATGCCGGCTCGGGTGCGCGTCGCTGTGCGGCAGGCTTGGCCTGCGCCGGATTCTCGTCGTTGTCCTTCTTTGAACGCAGGAGCTGGATCTGCTCAGCGATGATCTCCGTCACGTAGCGTTCTGCGCCGTCTTTCTCGTACTTGCGCGTGCGCAGACGACCTTCGACATAGAGCGGGTCGCCCTTTGCCGTGTAGTCGCGTATGATCTCCGCTAGTCGACCGAATGCGCAGATGCGGTGCCACTCGGTCTCCTGCTGGACGTTGCCGTCCTTGTCGCGCCACTTGCGTGACGTGCCGAGGGAGAGATTCGCGATGACGTGATCGCCTTCGCGGATCTGGGGATCGTTGCCGAGATTCCCGATGAGGATGATCTTATTCACTGATGCCATTGTTAGCTTCCTCCTGTGTGGCCTGTTCGGTCATTGCTTGTTCAAGTTCGTGACGACGAGCTCTGAATGCTTGCGCGATCTTTTCGCGGTCTTCGTAGCAGAGACCCTTGGAGGCGATCTCCTTACCCATTGCCATTAGCTCGTCGGGTGTTTCGGCGCTGATTGTGCGGGACATAAGGTCGGCGAATTCGTCTGGCGTGACGCCAGCGCAATCGAGCCACTTCTTGATCTCTGCGCCGACCTCCGGTGTGAGAATTAGCGGATCAGTGCGAGAGGAGAAAAGTCCGGTACGGTCTTTCGACGCGTTCGCAAAGTGCCCGTCGTGGACGAGATCAAACATGATCGTGAACTCATAATCGACTCCGTCGCGCTGCTCGATCTTCATGCCGAGCTTCTTGATGACCTTCTTACCGTTGACGTCCTCTTGCGCCATCTCTGTCTTACTCCGCATCGTCGCGATGATGTGGAGTTTACTGGTGAGCATTGCGTCGACAAACTGTCGATGGCGAGGTGTCATCTCGTTCCAGGCAGACCACGAGTTACTGCGATAGCGTGCCTTCGCAATGCGTTCGACTTCCTCAAGACAGCCGCCCTTGCCGTTCCATTCATGCGTCATCGAGTCGATGATGAGAATGTCGTAGCCCGCGTCCTCGGCCGCCTTGATGGCTTCCGTGTATCGCTCTGGCGTGAAGGGCGCGTCCAGATCGAGGACGTCGAACCCAGGCATGCCGGGCATGTCAGCGTAGAGAGATGCTGAACCGCGCTCCGTATCGATGACGGCGATCTTGCCGCCGATCCCCTTGGCGAGCAGAAGAGCGCCGTAGGTTTTGCCGGAGCCAGATGTTCCTGACAGAGCGAGGCGAAGTTTTGAGGCGCTGCGAACGGCCTTTTTGAAAGTGAATGTCATGATGTTTTGTCCTCAGAAAGGGATTTCGTCGTCGCCGATGGCGTAGAAGTCTTCGAGTGACTTGTCGAAGATCGGCTCGGGACGCTTTGCCCGGTCGCCGAACCACTGGGCTCGTTCGAACTCGTCTCGCGTGGCGTATTCGGGGTACGGGTCCACCTCGTCCTCTGGCTCGGGCATCGGAAGCTCGAGCGGCTCAAGCGCTGTTGTGGTGATCGTCATGACTACTCCTTTGGGCAGTCAAAGCCCGGTTCGGGGTCGAGGATGCAGTCGACGCGATACGCGATCATCTCCGTCGCGTCGAAGAGCGCGTCATCGAGCTCGTCGGTTATGGTGCCGATGCTCTTTGCGACCTCTCTTGCCGAGCTTGCGTTCTTCAGTCTCGTGAGCGCCCCAATGAGCCCGAGTGAAGCTTCGGGATTTGCGAGATACGCCGCAAGCACTTCTTCTTGCCAGTTTGTGACATAGCTCTCGCAGAGCTTGTCGATGTCGGCGTTCGGCGTCTGCTCCGCCTGGTGCGCGATCTGCCGCGCGATTCCTGTCAAAGTCTTCATTCGTTACTCCATGCTCCAGTGATGAGCGCACCAGCGATGACGGCTAGCGCACCGAAGAAGGTGATGAGCGTCCAGATGCGTCCGGGGCGCTCGCACGAAAAAGGCTCGACGTTCTGCCGAGCCTGCCTTGCTGCGCGCCGCTGTTTGAGCGGTCGCTTTCGAGTAATTCGTTTCATGTCGAAATCCTGGGGGATGTGGTCGATGATTCGAACCGGATCGGAGAAGCTCATTCTTCGTCCTCTTCGTCCTCGTCCTCGTCCTCGGGGTCGGGGTCGGGGTCGGGGCCGCACCAGCGTTCGTAGTCGTCGGGGCCGCAGCCGTCGGGGTAGTTCCATGCCATGCCGATCTCCTTAGTCAAAAATCCAGTGGTAGAGAGTGGCCGCAGCCATTGCCGGCAGGATCACGAGGCCGAAGAATCCGAGAAGGCCTTCAAGGCCATCGATGAGGGACCCGACGAATCCGGCGCGGTGGGCCTCAGTGCCGTCCGTGCCGAAGTAGGTGCGACGTGCGAGACCGTCGAGATAAGTAATAAAGCGCTTCATGACGCCTCCGAAAAATGAAAAAAGGCATTCAGATGCCGCCCTAGGAGATGCCACGCCGAAGTGGCCGGCGGCACGTGAATGCCTTCTGATGAAAGTGGGGTGAGGGAGCCGGGGTGAACGCAAAACCTCTCATCTGCAGATGCCCCGGCTTTGGGATCTGGCCTAGTGAGCCGCCAGATCGGCACATATCTGCGTCATGCCGTTTGCCCTCAAAGTCGTCAAGGAAGTGCCTCTATGAAGCACCGGATGTTCTTCGCGACCGCCTCGTACTTGTCAGGCGTGCGCACTTTCGACAGTACATAGGGGTCTGTGAACATGTAGAAGCTGAGCGCAGCGGCGAACGCTCTGCAATCAAGGCTGAGCCGGCAAATGTCTTCGGCGGTCGGCTTCTTGATGCCGAGCCCGAGGAAGTACCCAGCGGCGAAGGTCTCAAAGTCTTTGATTTTTTGCATGATGTTCAGGCAATAAAAAAGCCCCCGGCGTTGGCCGAGGGCTAGCATTAGTTCAGAGGGAAAGCTCGTTTATCCTTCAGGGTGTCTTTCCTGCAGATTCCGTGTGTCCACGGATTGCTGTTCGTCAGGTACTGACTCAGAAGGCAGTTGGTTTTCTGAGACTCCCCCGTATTCTTCTGCAGGTCGTTCATTTGAAGAGGAGGCGCGGCTGCTTCCTTCGAAAGTTTCCTGAATTTGCTCGTATCCATTGCAACCTCTTAAGGTGTCGAGAGTTATTGTCGAAACTATTTGTCGACTTGGCGTCATGAATAGTTCGTTGAAAAGTTTTATGACTGCCTCCTCATGCTCATTGGTGTCCGTGACCGTGGAGAAGATTTCGCGTGCTTCTTCCTTGTCGATCACAAAACCGTGTTCAGGGTACGAGGTCACGAGCTTGTTTAGACCTTCTTCAGTAATGGAGTTGGAACGTTCCTTGAGCCTGAAGCCGTACTGACTAGTGATCTTCATTGCTCTCTGAAGCTCGCCTAGTCTCTGAGGGTCGATCTGGGAATACAAAGGCTCTGCAATGGATGCGGAGATTTTTGTCGCAAAGTCTCCGCAGAGCTTTGTGGTAAGGCGGGACCCCATTCGGATATCCACGAGCGTTTCGGCAAACGAGCGCCGCATCTGCTCGTTGATGAAGTTCATCGACTCGACCAGGTCAAGACCGGAGCTGTGCTCGTAGAACTCATCATTCCGTCGGACCTGAATGTCAAGTGGACCAAATTCAGATAGGTCTCCCATCGCCAGCTCGTTTGCGCCTATTGCCATCAGCGTCCCTGTACTTTTGCACATGTACGGGATCACGAATCGAATGTGCTGGTAGGAGCGCTGGAGCAGTCTGGTGATGCGATACCCGGCACCGGGTTCGCCGCCGTAAGTCGAAAGGAAAAGCACGGCCTTCGGTTTCTTCTCAGTGACTGACGCCAGAATTTTAGAAAATGCAATGAAGCATTGTTTGTTGATTTCGCCAGACATCAAATAGACGTCTTTATCTTCAAAATACATTTTTACTCCAGACGTTGGTAGGTATTTCTTTACTCTACAGCGCCACAGGCTTTCTGGCAAACGAAAGCCCATCCAAACGCTCTCGTTAGAAAACGCTTGAATCGGCTTTCGATCAGGTCGCGGCTGCGCATCGTCTGCGCTCAGGCCGCTCGGGACGTGCGTCCTCTGCTTCGTTTCAGCTGATCCTGATCTAGCTCGTGGGGCGAGCATCCGTCGCTTTCAGGTGGTCCCCAACCCAACCGCACTGGAAGATGCCCTCCAGCCGTCCGCTCACTTTTCATGCGCGACCTTTGCGACTACCGTTCTGAGCTGTACTGCGCGTCGCTAGACCCTTCTAGCCAACGGCGCAGCCGCTTCTCAGGCGGTCCCCGACACGGCTAAGTGCCGAGATTCGGACATCGCTGCAGTCCCTTTCTCCCGTGCCGTGCCGCCGCCGAGGCTCCTTGCTCGGGAGGGCGGGGTTTCGTCCGCGGGAGGGGGCGCTGTAGCGCGCCGAGATTCGATGCCCTTCCCATCGATGCCTTGCCTTGCGGCTCGGGTAGCAACCGCTAAAGGTTGTTTAGCTAACCTGTTAAAGAGATATTAACACAGTTGAGCGTAGAGTGCTAGTTTTTGTTTAGCGCGCGTTTTGCGGCTAGTTCAGGTTTTGTTAACAGAGATCAAACAGACGCAAAAAAAGGCGCAAAAAAAAGGCCGAGCGTGCAGCTCGACCTTTTGTGTGGGAGGTATGGGGTATTACAACCGCTTGATGCAAAGACCGACGTAAGCGCGGCCGATTACTTCAATGCTTTCTGGTGTTGTGTTGATGGGCTCGTAAAACTTGTTGTCGGAAAGAAGGCGCAAGCCTTCTGGGGTTACTTGTACGCGCTTGACGAACAAGCCTTCGCCGATACGGACGACATACATGCCATCTCTAACGATCTTCTTTTCTGAGATGTCAACAATGACAGCGTCTCCTTCGTGGAGAGTTGGCTCCATTGAATCCCCGAACGCCGCCATTATCTGAAGAGAACGAACGTTGGCAGATGGGCAGTACCTGCGGATGAATCCCTGAGAGACTCGCACAAAACGGATGAGTTCCAGTTCATCGGTATTCAGAAAGCCGTGGCCACAGGAAACCTCAGTATTGACGTGCGGGATAGAAACAATGCCGTCCTCAACCAGGGTTTGGACGGGTGAGTTGGCATCGCCAAACATAACATAGGCGGGTGTCACTCCAAATATCTCGCAAAGCGCTTCCAGCCCTTCTCGGTTTGGTTCGCTGTGGCCGATAGCCCAGTTGCGGACGGTGACGTTTGAAACGCCTACTTTCTTTGCGAGGCTTCGATACGAAAGCCCCGACTGCTCGATTAGAGCTTTGATGCGTTCGCTTACAGCTGACATAACAGCCTCCTTTGTCTACCTCGCATAGTAAATGAGAATTTAACACCTTGCGTTTAGCGCTAATGCTAAATCTACTTTATAATGCGTTAACAGTAATTTAACTACCTTAGGAGGAGACATGAAGCAGGCTACGACAGTGTCGCTCGCGCTTGAGCGGTACGGCCAAAAGCACGGCATCACCTACGGTGTTCACAGCCAGTTGGCTAAGGAGCTTGGAGTTTGTCGCCAAACCGTATGGGGATGGTGCAAGCGCAACAGCGTGACGCCGAAATATTTGGAACAGTTTGCTCAGCTTACTGGCGTTAAAGCGTCCGAGCTGAACAAGCTGACTCGACGCGTCTGTGAGGACTGACTATGAGTTACGCCGCGATCGATTGGGCAATGCCGAAAGTCATTAAAGACGTGAACGCAAAATCTTGTCTTGTTGTGCTGGCTTATCACCACAACAAGGAAACGGGTTTGTGTTGCCCGAGCATTTCTACGATTGCGGATGAGATGGGCGTCCGGTCATTGAACACCGTCCGAAAGGCCATCGGAGTTCTCGTAGAAATGAATCTACTCACGATGTCTCGTGAATTTGGTGATCGTGGAGAAATCCTGAGCACGAGATACACCCTCAATCTCCAGTCTGAAGCGTTCAAACCAGTGAAGAAAAAGAAAGGGGAGGTTCACGACATGAAGGAGGGTCATGAGGTGAAGGAGGTTCACGACATGAAGGAGGGTGGTTCACCAAATGAAGGAGGGGTGGTTCATCTCGTACAGGGGGGTGGTTCATCTCATGAAGGAGGGGTGGTTCACGTGGTGAACCCTAACAAGGAAGTAGAACAGGGAAAGGAACAGATAACTGGAACAGAGAAGGAAACAGGGAATAGCTTGCCCGCGCAAGCGCCGTGGGAAACCGATCATTTTGACAACACCGTCAAAAAGATCGAAAAGCCAAAACGGCAAGCAACGGACAAGGGGTCTCGACTCTCAATCACAGAACTCCCAGACGACTGGAAGGCCTTCGCCGAGCAGGAAGAACCTGACCTTGATCCTAAGCGTCTCTTTGAAAACTTCAAGGACTACTGGAACGGACTCTCTGGAGCTAAGGCAATCAAAAAGGACTGGAAGGGCACTTGGAGAAACTTCGTCAGAAGCTTCCACAACGCCGAAGACTGGAAACGTCGTCCGATGCTCAAACGTGCTCCTGTCCATTCACCTTCAAGACCTGGTCAGTTCGTTGAGAAAAAACAATCCGAGCGTGACTACTTTGACTGGTAAACAAAAAATTGACTACTGACATCACCACGAAACTCAAAACGGCCTGTGCCATTCCCGCTTCAAAGGAGGTTACGTTCGAATGCCAGATTCACGGCGTCCAGACGTACACCACCTATCAGCGTCGCGACGGCTCTTGGGCTGAGCCGTACTGTCCGGAATGCCGAAGGATCGAGAAGGAACGCGCCGAGCTGCTTGCAGAGATGCAGGCGGACGCGAAAGAGCGTGCGGTCGGTCTCACACGTGCGCTTCACTGCGAACGTCCTCTTGACTTCGACGTGCCTTGTTTCTCCAACTATCAACCTGAGACGCAGGAAGAAGAGCGCAACCTGTCCATCTGCCGCCGCTTTGCCGAGCGGTTCACGGAACGTGAGCTTGAGCGAGAGAGGGCGCATAACGCACAGGAACCGGATTGGCGCTCTAAAAACTCCATGGGGTTGCTTCTCTTCGGTAACTACGGCACGGGCAAAACGCACCTCGCCTACTCGATCCTGAAAGAGCTCGATCGTCAAGGGCTGCCGGGGTTCTACATCACAATCCCCGACCTCTTCGACCGCATCTCCGACCGCGTCAATCGCATTGACGTGGCTGACGTGCTCGGGAAACTCTGCATGGTGTCTTGTCTCGTACTGGACGAGATCGGTGTCCAGTCTGGCGACGCCGACGAGAAGAAGCGTCTTTACCAGATCATCGATGGACGCATCAAGAACGGACGACCGACGATCCTCGTCACAAACCTCGATCGCTCTGAATTGGCGAACCTCTTGACTGAGCGCGTGGTTTCTCGCGTCATCCAGTCGTCTTACAAGCTCTTCTTCACGGGACGCTGTCGACGTGAACCCGCCCGCTGTTCTGCTGAGGAGGTGTTCTGATGTCAGCCATTCTCAAGCATCTTGAGGATCTCCTGCGCTTCAACACGACTCGCAACATGAGATTCAACAATCAGGTTCACGAATTTCGAAAGCGTGATTGCAATGTTCGGTTTCATGTCGTCCTTGTACTCAAACAAATGATCTGCGTTTTCGTGAGCGGCTGCATTGCCAGCTTTACGAATCGCATCCCAGATGGCCTGCTCGCTTGCGTTAAGGCTCAGGCTTTCAATGCGTTTGAAAAGGTTGGAACCTGTTCCACCAAGATGATCGCAAAGACGCTCAAGGGCAATACGAAGCAGGATGCATGCCGCCCACGGGGAATCGTGAAGGACCTTCTGGGCTTCGTCGTATGGCTGCTGAACCAAGTCGGGCATGTGTTTGGAAGCGGGAACACCGACGGGTTTAGGCCACTCAAGCTGACCGTTTTTCATAAGACTATGACGGCCACACTTTTGACATTCACATATGCAGAGATAAGACCCAGGAAGCAACTTGGCGAAATTCATAAAGCCAACTTCATGGCGGTTGTCTAGCGGATCTAGCAAATCTCTCACTCGTTCATTCCTGTAGATCTCGCTGACGATTGGAAGAGTGTTGTGTGAGCAATAGGTCTGGCAGTGAGGGCAGATAAATGAATAGTTTTGGAAATCATATGAATAAGACATTTTTAACCACAGAATGGATGAATGAAAGAAACAAGGCCTTGACTAAGGCCGGTGAGGGTATTGTCGCCGCTCGCAAGAGCCTCGATCAACTCGAGGAAGCCCTGAGAGGAACCGTCTCGGGCAAGTTCCCTGACATCGGGCAAGTGGCAGACGCGACGCACAGGCTTCGTGAAGAGATCGACCAGATTCTGATCGGCCTGGTTGAGTCGAGCATGGTTAAGCCAGAAAGGAGGCTCTGATGAGCGAATTCTTCAGCTGGCTATTCACAACCGATCACCTACAGGATTTCTCAATCCTAACGCTCTGCTTCTGCATCGTCATGTCCGGCAGGGCAATAGATCGACACAACCGTCAGATTTCCAAGCTGCAGAGAGAAGTGAGGGAGCTCACTCGTCGATGTAATGAGTTCGCTCATAGTCACAACTCGCCCGAAGAGCGGGGCGCAAGTAGGAGAACGGAATGACAACCTCGAGCGTACCGCTCTCTGCAATTGTCGGCTTCACCAAGAACCTCAGGGTCTTCGATTCGTTGGGGCGAAGCGAGATGGCGAGTTGCTTCTTGCCTGCCGAGAGGTCGGCTGTCGGCACGAACTCGCCGCCCTTCTTCACAAACGTGGGAAAGATCGCATCTTTGACTTCTATCGATCTGAGCACGACCGGCATCGTCGCCGCTTGGATCGTGACGGTCATGGCGAAAAAGCCGTCCCTCTGCAGCTGTTCACCACGTGAACCGCGACGGGTGCTGTTCGGAACGTCATCGATGCAAACGTCGATGGTAGGGCGTGAGGCTAGGAAGTTTGGATACATGAAAACGGCTGTGGCCGCCGTAGCGACCGCGGCAATGACAGAAAACGGATCAAACACGATTTCCTCCGTGGGTTGGTTGATGAATGTGTTGGGGAACACGCCTCAATCATCTCACGGGGGAGCCAGAGAGGTAACGAGAATGACAGGGTTTTGGACTTACATGTGCGTGCTCACGGTCGTTGTTGGCATAGTCGCAATCGCATGGATTTTTCGCGACTGGAGGGGCTAAGAGATGAACTTTGCGCAACTCTTCTTTTCGATCTTGGCCTTCGGCGTGCTCACGCTCGGAATCTTTTGGGCTTTTCAGGAGGCAGCTTATCGGGCACAGGTCTTGGGTGATTCGATTACGCCGCCATTTCTGCGAGGCATATCGGCAATGATTGCGGCCGTGTACGCGGCTTCCGCCGTTGTTTCATCGCTGTATTGGCTAAGGAGCGTGCTCGCATGACGGACGAAATCGAATGCCTTATAGGGATCGTCCTGCTTTTCGTCATGTACGTTGCATGGATTTTTGAGAGCGATGACTGGGACGAATGAGCAAAAGCATATTGACCACAGGAGGAAGTATGAGGTGGAACATCAAGGGCTTCGACCAGTACGAAGTCGACGAGGCAGGTCAAGTCTGGGCCAAGCCGCAAAAGCGCCGATTCGGCAACAGCTGTCGCCTGATCCCCGAAAAGCCACTAAAGCTGGAAAAGGCGGGCGCGTGGCAGATGCGGAAGGCGGGGCTCCCGCAACGCCTACGCCCCGACGAAATTGAACAACTCAAAATCGCTAAAGGAGAAACCGATGCAAATCACTCGTAGCACCCGCATGTCCGAAATCAAAGACGAGGATTTCGAGCCGATCGAGAAGGACGGAAAGCTCAATGCACCGAAAGTCGGAGAGCGATGTCTCTACCTCCTGCGCGCTTGGCACGGTCGCCCGGTCAAGAGCTTTCGCGTTTTCGGCTATCGGGAGGACGACGCGCTCATCTACGTGCCCCTGTACAAGCAGAGCCTCTCGATACTCAACGTCAAGGGCTGGATCAGCGCCGACGGTGAGCCGTTCTACAACGGACGATTCGGAGGCGCGAAATGACCAGTCTCTTCACGCCTGACGAACTACCGCGCATGGCTAAAACGCTCAAGACGCTCGAGACGACCATCGACGCGATCGTTTGTGCAGATGAAAGCCAGCACGTGAGAAATCACGTCTGGGATCGTGCAGAAAACCGAAAGCACGTCAAGCAGGCTCTTCGCGCCGCAAAGCACCAGGCAGATTCAATGCTGCGACTGATGGAACGCACCGACCTCGAGAGACTCGCACATGAATAGAAAAGTCTTCGCGCTTGGGCGCATGAAGTCTGGACAGATGAACCGCACAGAGGCGGCTTATGCAACCACGCTAGAAGCCGCCAGAAACGCGCAGGAGATCGTCTGGTATGCCTTTGAAGGCGTCACTCTTAAGCTCGCAGATGGATGCCGCTACACGCCAGATTTCGCTGTTCTACGAGCTGACGGCGTCATGGAGATGCACGAGGTCAAAGGCTACTGGACCGACGATGCACGTGTGAAGGTCAAGGTAGCAGCCGAAAAGTTTCCGTTCGTTTTCAAAGCCGTATACAAGCAAGCAAAGAAGGACGGCGGCGGCTGGAAGATTGAGGAGTTCTAATGATCACGAAAGAGCAAGAACAGCGACTTCGCAACTGGGCGCGAGCAAACCGCGAATGCCCTCGAGCGAAGAAAGGTGCGACCCAAGTTTTCTGCGAGTCACTTAGGTACTACTACGATCGCCAGCCGGAAGAGGATGAGCAACCCCCAATCAAACGATCCATCCCTGCCGCAAAAGGCATAGACCTGGCAGATGCCGATCTACTGGATGAGGCTTACCGAGACAGGCAACTGACTAATGTCTACCGAAACCTCCTAAGGCTCTACTACTGCTGTTTCACTTCTCCAAGCGTGATCGAGCAGAAGCTATCGCTAGGACAGAAAACCTTCCTTATGCACAAGGAAAGAGCGGTGGCAAAGTTTTTCGAGATTGTCGATTCCCTTGAGGAAAACGTGCTAAAATAGCAAGGTATTGATAGAGCAGTTGGCTCTCGGTTTGACTCCGCAGCTCCCGAAATGGGAGCTTTGTCATGTCCGAAAGAAACGAACCCGCAAGCGAAAGCAAGCGTTTCAGAGCTGATGCTAGCTTGAGTTAAGATGTAATTGAGCCCGTGGTGAAGAACTGCGGGCTTTTTTCGTTTACAACACCGCGCACGCCTCTCAACGATGCGCAACCCGCGCGGTTTCCATTCGCTACCTTAGGTCAGTTTGCTCTAAGGCCTGGGTGGGGAGAAATCCTCGCCCTCTCTAATTCCTTGGGTTACCTATGAAGAAAGCTATTGTGGCGGCCATTGCGGTCGCCTTTTTCGTTTCTACAGCTGCGGAAGCACGAGGTGGTCGTGGGTTCAGCGGCGGTCGTTCGTTCTCCCGTCCTGCTCCTACGAAGAGCTATGCACCGAAGCGCACGACCGTTGTGAAGAAGAACACGACCGTCATCAACCAGACGGTGAATCAGGTGCCGGCATCTTCCAACAGTGGCTTCTGGTCTACTGTAGCCGGATCGTTCGCAGGATCGATGGCAGGCAATGCCGTCTACGATGCTGTGACCGATGACAAGAGCCGGGAACCGGTGCAGGCTCAACCTCAGCCCGCTCAATAACAAAGATTCACTGAAGCAAGTGCCGGGTGACTGGTGTGTGATTCGATACCTCATCGTTGCTACGGCCTTGATGGGGTTTGGGATGTTCTTTGCCTATGAGCTGAATTTCATGGCCAGCGTTTGGCCGTTCTAACTCTCAAAAAGGAGGTGCCATGGCATCAAAACCGAACGCCTCCAAGATGGGGCGACCTTCGATCTACACGCCTGAACTGGCAGAGAAGATCTGCGAATTGATCCGAGACGGGGTATCTGAGCGGAAAATCTGCGGGATGCCTGGTATGCCGGGATGGACAACATTAAACCGCTGGAAACTTGAAAATCCCGACTTTCGGAACCAGTCCGCGCGCGCGCGCGAGGCAAGCGCCGAGAAGTTCAATGATGAATTGCTTGAGCTCCAGGCAAGTCTGAACAATGAACTGCAGACGCGATTGCTGAGCGGCGACGACTTGCCGAAGGGAACTGTGGAAGCCTTCAAAGTGCTGATGCAGGAGAAGGCTCGACAGATTTCGTGGCGCGATGATTCGCGCTTCGGCGATCGCAAGACCGTGAAGATCCAGAACGACGCGCCTGATCTTTCCACGATCGACATGGAAAAGCTCAAGGCGGCAAGAGAGTTGCTGTATGACGAGACTCCCGACGCTGATTGAACTCGATCAGGAGATCGCAAGGCGCAGCCTGTCTGAGTTCTGCAAGATGGCCTGGCACGTACTCGAGCCTGCAACCCCAATCAAATGGGGATGGGCGCTCGATGCGATGTGCGAACATCTTGAGGCTGTTCATAACGGCCAGATCAAGCGCCTCCTTATGAACGTTCCACCCGGCATGATGAAATCGCTCTTAACGGGCGTTTTCTTTCCGGCTTGGGAATGGGGCGCAGGCGGACAGCCTTCAATGCGCTATCTGACGACGGCGCATAAGGAAGACCTCGCTATCCGAGACAACCTCAAGTGCCGACGCCTGATCTCCTCTGACTGGTATCAGGAGCGATGGGGCGTTGAGCTGTGTGGCGACCAGAACGCAAAGAAGAAGTTCGAGAACACGGCTACTGGCTTTCGTGAGTCAATGGCTTTCCGAAGCCTTACTGGCTCTCGAGGCGATCGCATCATCATCGACGACCCGCTGTCTGTCGACGATGCGTTCTCACAGGCCGCGTTGCTCTCCGCTGAGACAACCTTCCTAGAAGCCGTTCCGTCACGAGTGAACAACAGCGATTCGGCGATCATCGTGATCATGCAGCGCTTGCATGAACGCGATACGTCGGGCGTGATCCTCGCCAAGGAACTCGGCTATGAGCACCTGATGCTCCCGATGCGCTTTGAGGAAAACCGCAGGTGTAAAACCTGCATCGGCTTCACCGACCCTCGAAAGAAGGAAGGGGAGCTGCTCTTCCCCGAGCGCTTTACCGCCGCTCAGGTGGATGAAATGGAGAAGGTCATGGGCGGCTATGCTGTCGCAGGTCAGTTCCAACAACGACCGGTACCTCGAGGCGGCGGGCTTTTCAAGAGCGACTGGGTGCAGTACTGGGACACTTTGCCCGAGCGCTTCGATGCGAGTGTGATCTCGTGGGACATGACTTTCAAAGACTCGAAAGCGTCCGACTTCGTTGTCGGGCAGGTTTGGGGCAGAAAGGGCAGTTCTTTCTATCTCATCGACCAATTCCGCGGTCAGTGGGACTTCGTTAAGACGCTCGAGCAGTTCGTCGCGGCGGCAAACAAGTACCCGCGCGTGACTCGCAAGCTCGTGGAAGACAAAGCGAACGGGTCGGCGATCATCGCGACGCTCAAGAAAAAAGTGTCGGGCATCATCCCGATCACGCCAAAAGAAAGCAAGGAGGCGCGCGCGTCGGCCGTAACGCCATTATGGGAGGCTAGGAACGTGTACTTGCCTCCACCTGAGCGGTTCCCGTGGGTCGAGCGCGATCTGGTGCCTGAGCTCCTCGCATTTCCGTCAGGTGCTCACGATGACACCATCGACGCGATGAGCCAGGCATTGACGGATCTAAATAAGCACAGCGGCTTGCATATCGATCCGACGAATCTAGCTTACTTACTGGGACGGTAGGCACAACTCATGCAACCTGAACTGACGTTACGCGCTTGGGGCGCTTTGATCATCTTGTATGCCATAGGCACGTCGGTGGCCATATTCGCAATTGCAAAGGCAGTTGAGGCCGTTGTCGACTTGGTCGGGCATGTGCGGTGGCAGGCCGCAAGGCGCCGCGTTTTTCGCCGATTCCTGAGCGAATGGCGCAAAGTGGAGATTAAGCATTGTGAGCAAGAAGAAAAGAAAGACGGCGAAAGCCCAAGCGCCTAACGGCAATCTCCTCGCGCAGGCAAAGCGCATCGCCGCGCTTGAGGAGATCGACCGCACGCTACGCACGCCGCCGCAAGCCACTCAGCTCTTCGAGACGGTCGAGAAGGTGAGGGAGCGTTTCGCCCCTCCGGTGACTCTCGGGGTGTCTGAAAAAGAGCGCCTAGCGCAAGATGAGGCACTTTCTGACGCGGGCTTTTATGGCGCAATTCATCGCAGCCTTCAACAGCACGGCTACGAGCTCGGGCAGTACCCAGTGACCTCTTTCGTAGGTTACGGCGCGCTTCAGCAGATTGCGCAGAACGGCATGATCCGTGCCTGCGTGCAGACCGTTGCGGATGATATTACCCGCGAGTGGATTACGATCACGGGCGATGACGCGGAGGCTGTTGAGGAGATTCAGACACTTCAAGAGAAGAAGTACCACCTACGCACGCTCTTTCATGAGGCCGCAACACTAACCGGATACATGGGCGGGACTTTTATCTACGTCGACACCGGCACGGAAAATCCCGAGTTGCCCCTGCGCTACTCAAACGAAAGCGCAGAGCTACAGCCGGGTACGAAGCTCCGGTTTGTCGTGGTCGATCCTGTGAACGTATCGCCAGGCGACTACAACGCCATCGACCCGCTCAAGCCCGACTACCTCAAGCCCCGCTACTTCTGGGTGCTAGGAACGAAGGTGCATGAGTCGCGCTTGCTTAGGCTTTTTGACAATCCGCCGCCGACGCTTCTGCGACCGGCATACAACTTCCTCGGCATTCCGCAGGCTCAGATCCTCTGGGACTACGTGATGCACTGGAATCAGTGTCGGGTCTATACGGCCGACTTGGTGCGCAAGGTCTCGCTTCTCGTTTTCCAGACGAGCACGGATGACATCTTCAACTCGCCTAACGGGGTGCAATTGTTCGACATCCGTATGAAGGCGCTTCAGCGCTATCGCGATAACAACGCCGTGTTCGTCTGCGACAAGGAAGGCGAAAGCGTGATGAACGTGCAAACGTCAATTGCGGGCTGTACGGACGTCGTGCGGCAGTCTCTGGAGATGGTAGCGTCTATCAACCGCACGCCTGCTGTGAAGCTCTTGGGAATCAGTCCTAGCGGCTTCAACGCAACGGGTGAAAGCGACATTCGTAACTACTACGATTACATTCGTTCCAAGCAAGAGCTGCGTCGCGAAGCAATTAACACTTGCTTAGAGGCAATTGAACTAGTCGAAATGGGGAGCATCAATTCGAATATCTCCTTCGACTTCAACGAATTGAGCAAGGAAGATGAAGCCAGCGCGGCCATGACCGCTCAGACGCGCGCAGGCGCTCTTGCAACGCTTGCACAAGTTCAGGCAATCAGCGCAGAGGAAATGCGCGAAGCGGTCAAGAAAGAGCCGGCGATGCACTTGGGCTTTTTGAGTGACGAGGTGCCCGAAGGGGAGCCTGAGGATATCGAGGGCTTGCTTGGCGCGCTTCAGCAGGCTACGACCGCAGTGGCAGAGCCTGCTCCAGCATCGAACCCGCCCGACGAATCGCGGCAACTGCTTCAGTCCCTAGGTGGCTTGAATGGATAAACGCATCAAGACGATCCCCGCGATCGAGCCGAATGCCGGGCTCAAGGCGGCCTTGCAAAAGCGGCTGATTGCTCTCATTGAGAAACAGACGCGCGAGGCAACGGCCGAGCTCCTGCGCAACCTGATCGATTCGGGCTGCTTCACGCAGCCTGTCGAGACGGTTGCACAGGACGCCGCACTGTGGGGACGCAAAGAGAAAAAGATCATAGATGAGGCGATGCGCGCTTTCAAAGCGTCTAATCCCGCCGATGCCGCTCGAAAGCTTGACCTGAGTCTCGCCGAGAAGATGGCGCGGTGGATGATTCACGCGGGAGAAAGCGCAAAGCTCGTCTCGGGATGGTTTGTCCGCGCAATGGCGCAAAACGTGACAGCGAGCCAGCGGCGTGCGCTGATACGCGCGGGCATCACTCCTACTCTGCTCAAAGAAAAGTGGACGATCCCTATCGTCAAGAATCGATACATGGCGCCGAGCACAGTAAAAGCGTTGCCGGGGCTTGTGGACGGCATGACGGGGCTCATCACCAAAATGCAGGCGGATGACCTCGCCAGAGTGCGAGAGACGATTACCCGCGGCCTCTACGAGGGTCAGAGTCTGGGAGAGATCGAAATCGTGCTGAAAGCCTCTAGGGGCTTCACGGAGGCCCGTGCCAAACGAGTTGCGCTTGATCAGTCGATCAAAGTCAGTCAGGGCATCCAACGCGGCAACGCCGAGGCATTGGGCATCAAGCACGCGGTATGGGTTCACGTCCCGGGGCGGTATTCATCACGCGAGACGCATATCGCAATGGACGGCAAACGCTTCGATCTTTCCGAGGGGCTTTACGACCCGGCTGTAGGCCAGAACGTAACGCCCGGGTTGTTGCCGTTTTGCCGATGCATTTTCCGTCTAGATATATCGGACATATTGAAATGAACAACGACCGCTATTTACTTGCCCTAGATGCCGAGAGCGTGAGGAGGTATGACAAGAACGGGAACCTCCATGTCGCCGTCTCGCACTTGACCAAAGCGCAGGTGCGACCGTACTACGGGCATGAGGTGCCTGACTGGGAGCGCTTGAGGCTCGATCCGCAGAAGATCTATCGCGGATACTGCCCGCCAGAGGAGCTGAGCAAGCCCGAGACGATCGAGAGCACGAACGGCATCCCGATTCAGCTCAACCATCATCCAGACTACGCAGACGCGCCGCAGATCAAAACGCGCGTCGGCTCCACTGGTACAGACGGCGCATTTAGAGCGCCATACCTAGACAACTCGCTGCACTTCACTGTTGAGGATGCAATCAAGCGCATCGTCGATGGGTCGATGCGTGAGTTGTCTCTTTCGTACAGATATACCCCTGACTTCATTCCTGGCAAGACGCCGGACGGCGAAGACTATGACTTCGTTATGCGTGACATTACCGCCAACCATGTTGCGCTGGTGGAGCAGGGCCGCGCGGGGCGCGATGTGTTGGTGCAAGACAGTCACTTAAGAGAGGCTCAACCTATGGACGTGACGGAAAAGAACGCGGCTCCCGTAGCCGCAGCTGACGGCGATCCTGCCGTCGAGAAGAAGGAGGTGGCACTTGCTGACGCAATCGCCGCTGCCGCCGATGGGATCAAAGACCTGCATGAGCAGGACGAGGAGGGAAATGTGGTCGACAAGCCCGCTGAAGAGGCGCAAGCCGCTGACGAGGACAAGAACGCAGCCATCAAGCGCATCATCGCCGAAATGGTTTCCAAGGGCATGAAGCCTGAGGATGCCGAAGGCTTTGCCGATGCGCTCAAGGGGCTCGCCTATGCCGAAGCCGAGGCCGAAGATGAGGAAATCAACATCGGTGAAGAGGCCGAAAAGCCTGCCGAAGATGAGGACGAGTGCGCTCAGCTTATCCAGGACGGCCTGAAGGCCTGCGGCTACGACGAGGAGCCTGAAGAGTTCCAGAAGGCGTTTGCCGAGGGCGTGCGCTATGGCGAACGAAAGGAAAAGACCGATCCTGAAAAGCTCGATCGCGAGCATGAATCCGAAGGCGAAGAACGCGCACTGGGGCAGGACGCCGCGCTTAAGCGTGTCGAACGCCGCATCGCTCGACGCTTTACGGCAATGGATGAGTGCGCTCAGACGCTCGGTCGCGTCCGCTTCAACGCCTACGACTCTGCCGAAAGCGTCTATTTGGCCGCGCTGGAGCAGGAGGGTGTGAGCATCAAGGGCGTTCGTCCCGAAGCCGCCCGCACCGCTTATCTCGCCTTCATGGCCGGCAAGAAGGTCTCTGCCAAGCGCTCGCTCGCTCAGGACGCCCAGCTCAAGACGGGCAAGGCCGACTCCATTCTCTCCACTAAGCTTTCTCAAATCAAGAAGGGGTATTAATCATGGGTTTTCAGGCAGTTGTTAAGACTGATCCTGCCGTCGGCATTGCCGGTCAGGAAGTGAATCCGAAGCAGGCCGTTTACACGGCTTTCAACTACGTCTCCGACGGCACCGTTCAGGCAGGTACTTTCTGCTTTGCTACGGCGCTCAAGGGCAACGTTACGGGTGAAACGAACGTGGTCTCCCTCAAGGGCACGTCCGGTGCCAAGCCCGTCGGTTTTGTCGAACGTGACGTCATCGCTACGATTCCGACGCTCACTGCTGACGCATCGCAGGTCTATCCGCAGGGCGTCTGCCCGCCGATCGCCATTCGCGGCCAGTTCTATGCTGTCGCCACGGGCACGGTTACCGAAGGCCAGTCCGTCCTTTGCGATCCGGCTACGGGTGCCATCACGTATGGTGCCGCCGGCACTACGAACGACACGGGGTGGCGAGTGGTTTTCCCCCGCGGCGTCAAGAGTGTCGCCAAGGATGATGTCGTGATTTATCAGAACTTTGGCGTGACGGTTGCGACTGGCGCAATGGCCGCCGCTCTCGCTGACTTTGCTAAGGTTGACGAGGCCTCCGCAGGCTAAGGAGGTTTGGGCTTATGGCTTACTCTCCTACGTCGTGGAAACGCGGCGACATCATCACTGCCGAGAAGCTAAACAAGGTCGAGACAGGACTGCAGGCCGTTGCCAGCGTTGACATTCAGTCTGCGCAGGCAACGACGCTCGCCGCCGGGGCTCCTGCAACTGCTGTCATCGAGGGTGGCGTTCTGAAGCTCGGCATCCCTCGCGGCCAGACGGGCGCGCAGGGTGCCGCCGGTGCTCAGGGTGCCAAGGGCGATAAGGGCGACACTGGTGCACAGGGCGCTAAGGGTGAAACGGGCGCTACGCCTACGATTACCGCCACGGCCACTGTTGACGCCACCGTCGGCACGCCCAAGGTCACGGTAAGCAAGGGCGGCACGACGACTGCGCCGACGTTTACCTTTGCCTTCACGGGGCTCAAAGGCGCAACGGGTGCTCAGGGTGTCGCGGGTGCGACTGGGGCTAAAGGCGAACGAGGCGCGGCTGGGGCGGCGGGCAAGAATGGCTCTTGCTTCCGTGTCTCAGCAACCGCTCCCGCTGATAGCCAGACGGGCATTGCCGCAACGGCGCTCACGCCTACCAACGCGCAACTTCCCTACGCCGTCGGCGACATCGTGCTGGACGCAACGACGAAAAAGCTTTACGCGATCACGGCGGCGAGTGGTGGAACGTGCTCTATCGGCACCGCGCTTGCAACGCTTCCCTAAACAAACTATTTGGAGGAGTGGCCTTTGTGATGAGCAAAGGCCATGAAAATTCATATGGATCAAAACTTTCTGAATGCCAAGGCGCGCGGCATCGAGGCTCCGTACGCCGTCGGCTTTATGCCGTTCGATGAAAAGGACGGTCGCATCGTTCTCAAGAACATCAACCGCGACCAGCTCGCACAGGATGCCGCGCTTTCCACGCAGCCGAATGTCGGCGCGCCCGCGGCCCTCTACACGTACGTCGACCCGCGCATCATTGATGTGCTCTTCGGTGTCACGAATGCCACGAAGTTCTTTGACAAGACGCTCGTTGGTTCCTTTACGCAGGACTACGCGACCTTCAGCGTGGAAGAGGTGGCAGGTCAGGTCTCGCCGTACAACGACTTCGCGAACGGCACGAGCACTGACGTCAACTACAACTTCCCGGTTCGTCAGAACTTCCGTTATCAGACGACGATTAAGTACGGCGATCTCGAAACGGCGAAGCTCGCCGAGGCCAACGTCAATCTCCCCGCTCGCAAGCAGAACGCGGCCGCTCAAATCATTGCCCGAGCTGAAAACAAGTTCCAGCTCTACGGCGTTGCGGGCATGGAAATCTACGGCATGCTCAATGATCCGAACATCCCGGAATCGATTTCTCCGGTGTCGGTCAATAGCAAATCTACGTGGGCTGAAAAGATCGCGGCCGACCCGAACAACGCGGCCACGCTCGTGTTCAATGACGTGAACAAGCTGTGGCAGGAGCTGACTGCCAACAATGGCGGTCATCTTGACGTGAACGCCCCGATTGTTCTGGGCATCTCCAACAAGATGATTGGCTACCTGACTCAGCCGAATCAGTTTGGCAAGACGGCCAAGGTCATGCTGCAGGAAAACTATCCGAACATCGAAATCGTTCAGCTTCCCGAGCTCTCTACGGCCTCCGGTGAAATGCTTTACATGACGGTCAAGGAAGTGTATGGCGACGAGACGGGCTTCTCCGCCTTCTCCCGCGCCTTCGGCCTCGGTCGCCTGATCGCGCATGAATCCAGCTTCACGCAGAAGGCCACGGCCGGCACGTGGGGTTGCGTGATTCGCCGCCCGAGCCTCGTTGCGACGATGGTCGGCATCTAAAACTCGCAGGCCGTCACGAACGGCCTTTATCTCCACGGCGGGGCGGGTTCACGCCTGCCCTGCCCAAACTCTTGTCACGAATAGGTTTTTTTATGGCTCGCACTACTCGTACTCGTAAGGCTTCTGCTCTCGGCACCACGGGCATCATTGCCGACACCGCTGAGCAGGAAGCAAAGAAGGTTTCTGACATCGCAGGCGATGAGATCATTTACATTGCCTGCGGCATGCCCCTCGGGCTCAAGTTTGATGACGTTGACAATGGCAATGGTGGCACGAAAACCGTTGTTTTCCCGGGGGTTAATCACGCGCTAAGGGGGCAGGCCAAGGGCGTTCTCCTCGGCGCAGGGAATGCCGTCCTGGTGGGCGTAGCACGCCGAGACTGGAAGGACATCAAGCGCAAACATGGTGGCGAGCGCGCCTTCACCGCCATGCCCCCGCTCCTCTGGGAGATGAGGAGCGAGAAGGAATTCAAGGCACGCCGCGATGAGATTGCCGAGATGCGCACGGGCGTCGAGCCTGTCGATCCGGCTTCGGTCGGCGTTGAGAAGGTAAAAGACATCGAGGCCTAAAAATGAACGTAGCGCTTGATATTGAAGAATTCCGCTCATGGTTCCCAGGGCTGACAGAGACCGTCATCAATGATGTGCTCTTGGGTGTGCTGTGGGATCAGGTGGGGGCGATCGTCGGCACGACTGACGCAGATAGCTTTGCCCCGTTCGATCCTGATGCGACGCCCCCAGTGCTCGAGCGTAAAGTGCTTCTCTATTACGCGCTGTGTCATATGGCCACGCTCTCTACGCGCGGCGATCAGCCCGGTCGCGTGGCCAGTGCATCAGAAGGCTCGGTGTCGTCATCCTTCGATCTCATCAAGAGCAACTCGCAGTCCGCGCAGTGGTGGAATCAGACGCCCTGTGGGTCTACGTATTGGATGATGACGGGCAAATACCGTCTCGGAGGACGCCTGTACGTCTCTGACAACTATCACCCGTGGGGGTAATGATGGGCATCAAGATTGACGCAGGCAAGGTGACGCAAAGGCTTGAGGGCCTTGCCAAGCAGTACGGGAATCGCGCCGCGAAAGTGGTCGAGGTAGGGGTGACTGACGCAAGCATTGCCGAATACGCGCAGTACGTTGAGTTCGGCTGGGCTCAGCGCGTCACGCCCAAGCAATCGCTTTTCCTGAGTGGTGCCATTGGACGCTCGGTGCCCCTAAGTGATCGGGGGCACCCGGACTTCAGCAAGGCGGCCATCAAGCCGGGGACGGTATTAGTAAACCCGCCCCGACCGTTCCTGCGAGGGACGCTCGTTGCCGAGCAAGAAAAATGGAAGGGCGTGCTGAAGAAGGCGCTACGGGGGTTGCAAGACCCCGCGTCTGCTCTGACTGTACTAGGCACTGTCGCCGCACAAGACGTGCAGGCAACCATTGCAAGTGGCGGGACGACAAAGGAAAAGTTCCAAGAGCGCGCGCCGCTCACGATGGGGCTTTACGCCGCGCAGTCTGCAGGGCGTAAGACTGGGGGAAAAAACCACTCGTCGAAAGCCAACTCTGCCACGACGCAGCCGATGGTTTTGTCGGGGGCGTTGCTTCACTCAATCGCCTTTGAGGTCAAGTGAACATGAGCTTCACGGTTGAGAATCAGGGAGTTGTATGGGGCTGAATTTACATGCAGTGGTACGCGGATCGATCAATGCGATCCACCCGGATGAGGAAGTTCAGCTACTTCACTCAACGGGCTCAGTGCCTGATGAAAATGGCTTTGCCGCGCCGCAGTACGAGCGCACTATGGGCGTTATGGCGCAGGTGCAGAGCGAGGGCGATGCGGCGCTGTTTCATGCCGACATGGCGGGGGCTAATTCGATCGTGCGTAAGTTCTACCTATTCGCCCCGAAGGACTTTGCAAAACAGACCGCAGGCATCTTTCGTCCGCTCTCCCGCGCAGGGGATTACATCCTGCGCAAGGACGGGACTGTATGGGCTGTAGATGCGGTTCTAGAAAACTTTTCAGGCGTCAACTGGTTGAGTGTGCGCGCTACGCTTCAGCTAAGCCCGCCGCAGGGGATTGTATGGTTGTGATGCAAAGCCCTCCTACGCGCTCTACGATCGTCTCCGATGAGACGGTCTACAAGGCCGTCAAAGACTTCGAGTTGCTGATGATGTCCGGCCTTGAGGCTACGCACGTCATCGCGGGAAATCAAAACAACCTTTCTCTGCCGGACTCGCGCGATTACGTCGTTAATACGATCATCGCGCACCGTGAGATCGGGACGCCCGTCGAGGCCTATGAGTGGGACACGGCGACTCAGAAAATGGACGCCGTGGTCTCTAGATTGGTCGAGATGAGCGTTCAAGTCGACGTCTATAGCGATCATCCTGAAACTGCCCGTATGCGCGCAGAATCGGTCGCGACGGTGGCCAGAACGGTGTCAGGCTGCGACTTCTTTCAGAAGTACGGCCTATCCAGTCTCTACGCTGATGACGTTCGCAATACAACCGTGGTGGTAGATGAAAATCAGTTCGTTCAGCGATGGACGACGACGCTCCACATCACCTACACGCACGTCGTCAGGCTTGATGTTGAAAGCACTGATGCCGTGCATGTCGGCGTGTATAACGTCGATGTGCGATTCCCGCCGCGCTGATGTGCATTGTCTTAATTAACTTACCCAAGGAGCGCCCCGCAGAGGCGCTTTTTTATTGGAGGATATCCATATGTCTTTGCCTGCATCCCGCATCGTTGCGGTCTCTCCGCGCGTAATCAGCGGCGGCGGTAGCGATCTTGAAACCAATGGGCTCCTGCTCACGAAGAACACGGTTCTACCCGCCGGTACGCCTGCGGTAGCCTTTTCGTCGACGTCGGATGTGTCTGCCATGTTCGGAGCCGAGGCCGAAGAGACGGCTTTTGCTCAGCAGTACTTCGGCGGCGTGCAGAACCAGCAGAGCGCGCCGAAGTCTCTTGTGATCGCACGTCGTGTTACCGAGGCTGACGGCGCCTGGATTCGTGGCGGCGAGCTTTCCGTTACGCTCGAAGCCCTGAAGAAAATCACTGACGGCTCTTTCAAGATTAGCGTCGGCGGTCAGGAAAAGAAGGCCGCTTCGATCGATCTCTCCTCTGCTACTTCGCTCTCTGATGCCGCGACGAAGATTGCTACGGCGATCTCAGGCGTCAAGGGCACGTACGACAGCAATCTCAACGCCTTCACGTTTACGACGGACACGAAGGGCAAGGCTGCAACGATTGGCTACGCCTCTCAGTCCGACAGCGGTACCGACCTCAGCGAAATGCTCGGCCTGACGCAGGTCGCAGGCGCTGTCGTCTCTCAGGGCGTTGATGCCATGACCGAGGCGGCCAACATGGAAGCCGTCTGCGCCGTCACGCGAAACTGGGTGGGCTTTACGACGCTCTGGGAGGCCGAGCTTGAAGAAATCGAAGCTCTTGCCGCGTGGGCGGACATCTACGACGACTTCGTTTATTTCCCGTGGTCTAGCGACAAGAACCTCGAAAGCTCGCTGACGGCTTCGAACGGCGCGCTTGCAAAGGTTGTTGATAAGTACGACGTCGTAGTCCCGATTTACTTCCCGACGTGGGGACTTTCCGCTATGGCCATGGCCTGCGGCGCTTCTATCGCTTGGAATCGCACGCAGGGCATGAAGACGTGGTTTGCCAAGTACGCCTCCGGCCTTTCCCCGAACGTTCTCGAGGAATCCGTTGCGAACGCGCTTGAGAGCAACCGCATCAACTTCATCGGCCAGTACGCTACGCGTAACGATCAGTTCCAGCTCTTCAACCGCGGAACGCTCTCTAGCGACTTCTACGGCTTTGTTGACGTGCTCTATGGCTCGATCTATCTGCGCTCCGCGATCCAGACGAGCTGCATGTCTGGCTTCAAGAACGTCAACCGAGTACCGTACAACGCCGCAGGCGAGGCACTGATTCGCGCGTGGTGCCAGGATCCGATTAACCGCTGCATCAATAACGGCGTGATTGACGCCGGTCTCGCACTCAATGAATCGCAGAAGGCGCAGATCATGCAGGAGACGGGCGACGACGGCGAGGACGTGATTCGAGCGATCACCTCCAAGGGCTATTGGCTCGGCATCACCCTGCCCGATACCGCAGGTCGTGCGAACCGCGAAGCGCCTTCCGTGACAATCTTCTACGCGTATGCGGGAAGCGTTCAGGCTCTTTCCGCAGAAGTGATTGCAGTTATCTAGTGAACATCATCGGCCCTGACGGTTTGACCGTTGGGGCCTCTTTTTAGGGGCATAAAATGGCCAGCTCTAATTTTGACGTCACGTCCGCGAACGCTCAGCTCGTTCTCACTGTAGATGAGCTTTACCCGTCCGGCATTCAGCTTCAGCAGTTCAGCGCCGACGGCATTTTCTCCAGCGACTCGATCGAGATGGCGGAAACGCGTCGCTCTGTCGATGGATACATGGTGGCAGGCGTGATCAAGAACATTTCGTCTGTGACGCTCACGCTCGAAGCCTCCTCTCCGTCTGCCTCTGCGCTTGAGTATGTGCGCGATTGCATGGAGGCGAACGATAAGCCGTATGAATGCACTCTAACGTGCTACATCCCTTCGCTGGGGGTCACGCGCACGTTCGTGAAGGGCGTTCTCAAGAGCGCTCCTCCGATGTCGGCGGCGTCTCGCACGATGCAGCCGACGCAGTGGGGCTTTGACTTTGAGCGCGTGCTGTAAGGGGGAGCAATGGACATCTCTAAGCTTGAAGTGCAGGACGGTACGACGCTCAAGAGCTTCACGATTACGCCCATGTCGGCTTACAAGGCCGAGCAGTGGATGTATCGCGCGGCTTTTGCCATGGGGCGTAACGTTGACGACATTCAGCAGGTTTTCAGCGACAAGCCCGCGGATTTGCTGAAGACCATTCTCACGATTCCCTACGACGAGGCACGCCCTCTGCTTGACGATCTCCTTTCGTGCTGCACGCTTGTGCAGGGCAATGCGCTGCGCCGCCTCGAAGGTGAGTCCGCGTGCGCCGTCATCGAGAGCCCGTTGACGCTTACGAAGCTCAGGATTGAATCACTTCGCCGGAACTTCGGTTTTTTCTTCGATGGCGACGCCTTGAAGTCCCTTATGCCGCAAAGTACCGAAACGCCTGCCTCAAAGTAAAGGGGGTGGCGTCCTTTGCGAATGTTCCCATAATCTGCGGCGCGATTGTCGCCGCAGGTTTGGCCAGTATGGTCGAACTCAAAGAAAAATTGACGCTCGAGGAGGCCTATGAGCTCCTCGAGGTTTTAGAGCTCCGCAACTACCATTCGTGGCTCGCACAACAAAGGCTAGAGAAAGAAAATGGCTAGTGTAGTAGACAGACTCGTAATCGCTCTCGGCCTCGACAGCGAGGAGCTGAACAAAGGACTCGAGAACGCGTCCAAGGCCGTCTCGGATCTCGGCAAGCGGATGGAAGTGAGCGGCGCCGAAATCGATCAGATGGCAGCCAGCGCGTCCAAGTCGACGCTTATGCTCGGCGGAGTCTCTGATGAGGTGGCTGAGCGCATCATGGCGATCGGAACGGCAGGGCAGAAGGCCTCGCTCATCACCGGGCGCGCCATGGATGATCTGGCAGGTCGCATGGGAAAGCTCGGCACGCTTTTCAAGCGGGTAGTTGCGCCATTCGTCGCGGTCTTTTCGGGTCAGCAGCTCTTTCAGAATCTTTCTCAGACGGGCGAGAGCCTCGACGTTCTGAGCGAGAGAACGGGCGTTGCCACGGACAAGATCGACGCGTGGGCGAAGGCTAATCGTGATGCCGGCGGTAGCGAGGAGGCGTTCAAAAGCGCACTTGAGTCGTGGACGGTAGACAAACGCCGCTCAGCGGATGAGTTTTTCCGCATGGGCGAGGCCGTCAAGGGCATGACCGATCAGCAGGCATCGCACTTTTTGAATGCGATGGGGCTGAGTCAGGATGCGGCCGCAGTCTTTACTAAGTTCAAGGACAGCGCGACCGATGCGGCCGAGGCATACAAGGGCGTCGCCTTCACCCCGGAACAGGCAAAAGCCGCGCGCGAGATGAACATCCGTTGGCGGCAGTTCACGGATCAGGCGCAGGCTCTCGCCAACGTGCTCGCCGTTACCGTGCTCCCGGTCGTGAACAAGGTGCTAAAGGTTATCGGCGACGGCGTTGCCTTCATCCGAGAGCACAGCCGCGCAGTCAAGCTCGTTTTGGCGGGGGTCGGGACTGTTTTGGCCGCTACTTATGGGCGGTCGATCATTCAGGCAATCACGGCCTCTTCGACGTTTTTCAAGGTGCTCAAGAGCGGTCAGGGTATCGTGGCAGCGCTCAACGCGACGATGCTCGCGAACCCCGTGGCTGTCGTAACGGCCGCTGTGGTTGCTCTCGCGCTGGCTTTCGATGATCTCTTCGCTTTCATTCGGGGCGGGAACTCGATTCTCGGCCGCTTCCTGAGCTTTATCGGCGTATCTGATGAAAGGATTCAGGCGATCCGCGAGACCTGTCAGGAATGGCTTGACGCCCTCATCAATCTCCCGGCTGAAGCCGTCAAGGCTCTCGGCGAATTGTGGGACGAGATCAAGTCAATCGGCAGCTCCTTCAAAGAAGGCGTGGCGGATTTCTTCGGCGGTGTCGGTGAGTTCTTCGCCTCCCTGCCGGATCGCGTAGCCGGTTCGATCGAGCAAACGATTGAGGCTGTTGGCGCACTAGGTGACGCTATAGGAGACGCAATTGAACGCGGGATACAGTCTGCCATTGATTGGGCGATGAGCTCGTTCAAGGCGTTGGTCGACCAACTTAGCGCGTGGATTTCTGATGCTCTCGATATTGGCGGGAAGATCAAGGGCGCGGCATCAGGCGTCGTGGACTCTGCCAAGGGCGTCATCAAGGATACTTTCGGCGGCATTGCGGACTTTTTCTCGGGGAACGATAGCGACGAGAAGGGGGTGGAAGCTCCAGTTCGAGTAAACGATCCGAAGATCGTTCGTGTCAAGTACGATGCTCCGGTTGCCTACGCCGGCATGCCCTCGCAGGAAAGCTCGTCCGACACGCTCGCTCGATTAGGCGATGCGCTTTCGGGCTTCTTCAGTGAGATGCCTATGCAGGCAACTGTCGGGAGCTTTGCGGCGGCTAAGTCTGCAAGCGCAGGCCCGGGCGTGACGAACGACATGCAGATTCAGGTGACAAACAACATTCAGACGAATGGCAACCCTGAGGCCGTCGGGCAGGCCGTTGGCGGAGCGATGGACAATGCGTTGAGCCGTCGTAATCGCATGCTTGTGGCAGCGCAGTCAGGCGTAATTTCAAAGTGAGGAAATGATGGCCGAAGTTTGGGCAATCGTTGACGAGAATGCGCGGCCGTTCTGCGGCTACACGGCACTTGATGGATTCGAGGACAACTCGACAGCCAATGTTCCGACGGAGCCGCAGGAAAACGGGGCGTTATACGCTTATGACAAAGTGCCTCAGCCGTCCGAGTGTTCTGTCAGCCTCCTTTTCTCTGGCGACTATCAGGCACAGCAGGAAGCCGTTTCCAGGCTCGAGTCCTACCGGTGCGATGTGCAGCTCTTTCGCATCCTAACGCCCTCTAAGGTGTATAGCCGCATGGCTGTTGTGTCGTACGGCTATACACGCTCGGCAACGAACGGAGCTAACGCGCTTGAAATCCATGTTGATTTCCGAGAGGTGCAATCGGCAAAGGTCGGCGGGGCGTCTGTTGCGTGGGCACCCAAGAGCGCCAATGCAGCGAACAAGGTGCAGACGGGGCAGGCGCAAGGGGGCCTCGTTGCCGATCTCTTTTCGTGAGGAAGATGATGATACGCATACCACTGCATACGCTTCCTAATCAGGAGTTTTCCATCGTCCTTGATGGGCAAAACTGCGTTATAAATCTGCGGCAGATGGGCGGCTTTTTGTATCTCACGCTAACGGCTGATGAGGTCAAGATTTGCGACAGCCACGTGTGCCGCACGATGTCGCCTATCCCCGTGTGGAATACGCCTGATTTCGCAGGCAGGCTTTTCTTTCTTGACGGCGGTGGAAAATCCGCATCGCCTAAATACGATGCACTGGGCGACCGCTTTACGCTCAACTACGCGACGGAAGAAGAATGGCGAGCACTTACAGCTTAAAGGACATCCGAGTAACAATCACTCTTGACAAGAGCGGTGTGAACAACCAGCACACCTTCCAAGGCTTTGCCACGAATGTAGCAATCTCAAAGACGGGGGGCGTGGATTTCGCGACGGCGCAGGTTGAGATTTACGGTCTGTCGCTCGACACGATGGGGCAATTGACGACACTCGCCTTCAAGCCTCTCGGCCGTAGGTGGAATGCGATAGAGATCGCGGCCGGTGAGCAGGGGCAGGAGTTGCCTGTGATTTTTCGCGGGTGCGTCACGGTTGCATACGCCGATCTCAACGGTTCGAGCCCCGTGCTCAAGATAGAAGCGCAGGTTGGCGCATACCCGCTCCTCGAGCCCGCGTCGACTGTGAGCGTGCAGGGGGCTCAGGACGTCGGGGACTTTATCAAGTCTCAGAGTGCGCAGGCGGGGTTCGAGTATCAAAACGACGGTGTGCAGGCAACGGTTTCTGACATGACGGTCTACGGGGACCCGATCACAAAGATGAAAACGGTTGCGAATGCCGCAGGCGCGGACATCATCTTTGATGACGACAAGACGATCGTTGTGCCGAAGGACGGCGTAAGGCGTGCAGAAGGCGGCGTGCCCGTTGTCTCTGCTGACACAGGGATGATTGGGTATCCGACCTTTACGAACACGGGCATCCAGTGCAGGACGTTTTTCCGTCCAGAGCTACGAGTGGCGGCGGTGAGCGTGCAGACGATTGTCCCTCATGCTTCTGGCGTATGGAAGATTACTCAGCTTCAACATTCTTTGAGCGCGCACAACCCCGGGGCGAGTTCTTGGGAAACGTCCTTTGATGGCATGTGGTTAGGAGAATGAGATGTCAGAGTATGCACAGCCGCAGAACGCGTTTACATCGGGCTCACAAATCAACGTCCTGGATTTTCTGATTCGCTCGGTCATCAAGGGCATGGTCAATACCGCGATTCCCGTGCGAGTGGACACGATCACGCGTCCCGGTGATGGCGCGGGCGCTGGATACCTGAGCGCGACGCCGCTAGTCAAGATGCGAAGTGCGTCCGGCGAGGCGCTCGAGCCTGTTTCCATTCCTAAGCTCAGGTGGTTTCGGCTTCAGCACGGCACGGCCGCACTGATTTGTGACCCGAAGCCTGGGGACGTTGGTTTGGCTGTCTTCGCACAGCAAGACGTGTCGACGCTTACGGGCGGAAACGAAGCTGTTCAACCGGGTAGCTTCCGATGCTACGACATGAGCGACGGGTTCTACTTGGGCGGTTTCTGGGGGCAGACTCCGACAACTTTCGTCAGGGTCGAAGAGACTGGGGACATAACAATTACGGCACCGAAAACCGTGACGATCAATACGAACGTGGAGACGATCAACGCGAAATCATCGTGCACCGTCAACACGGCTACGGCGACGATCAATGCGAGCTCCAATTGCAAGATCGACACCCCCGAGACCCACATCACGGGCACGCTGAAGGTTGATGGAAAAATCACAGGCTCGGGCGGCCTAGCAGTCTCAGGTGGCGGCGGGGCTACGGTTTCGGGTGATGTTGTGGCAGACGGGATCAGTCTGAAGGGGCATGTTCACACCTGCCCTGACGGCACAACCAGCGCGCCGAAGTAACCTAAACAATTTTTTTTAAAGGTTCGCATGTGACGCATACAGCCTACACAGCAGAGCTTTCGTCAGAGTGGGACTTACAGCTTGACGGAAACGGGAATGTCGCGATGGTTCGCGGAACTCCTGCAATCGTTCAAAACGTCTGCAACGAGGGGCGGCTTTTCTACCACGATGCCGTCTTTCGGTGGGATCAAGGGATCAAGTGGTTTTCGGACCAAATCGCTCAGCCGATACAGGAAGCCATTACAACGGAAGATTTGCGTTCGGCGGCATTGAGTGTGCCAGGCGTGCTTACGGTTGAGTCGGTTCAACTAAAAGCGCTTGATACAACAACACGTGTTTTGAGCGCTGAGGTACAGGTAACAACAGAGGGCGGCAGTTATGGCACAGCTAGAATTTAACGCGGATACTGGGGTGGTCGTCCCGACCGTTAAGGAGGTGCGAGACGACGTCGCCTCGGGCTTTCAGGAGGCCTTTAAAGTCAGTGACTCCGACCCGCTCCTAAACGTGGATTCGGCATCGCCCATGGGGCAGGTCGTGGACTTGGTGACGACTGAAGTTGCGGCTAAAAATCGTGAGGTGGCTTTCCTCGCAAACCAGCTCAATCCGAAGACCGCAACGGGTGTTTTCCTCGATGCCCTAGCCGCGCTAGATGGGCTCACTCGCAAGATTTCGGAGCCGACGGTCGTCGTCTGTACGTGTACTGGGTTGAAAGGCACTGTCATCCCCTACGGCGCGATTGTGCAGGATACGCAGGGCAATCAGCTCCGACACGCAGTGGCCGGCGGGGTGATGATTCCGGATTCTGGCAGCGTCGACACTCAGTTTTCCTGTGTGGAGCACGGTGGCATTGAGATTGGTGCCAAGACTGTTACGCAGATCGTGACGGTCATCGCGGGGTGGGATTCGGTGACGAACGCGGCCGCGGGGAACACCGGCCGAGACGAGGAGCCGGACGGCGAGCTACTCAATCGCATGAAGCAGAGCTATGCGATCAATGCGAACGGGACGGTTGAGAACATGCAGTCCAATTTGTCCGCACTTGAAGGCGTTCTCGACTGTGTGGTCTTGGAAAACTATACGAACGAAACCCAAACTCAGTACGGGATATCGATCAAGGGCCACAGCGTGGCGGTCTGCATTGTCGGCGGGGATGATGACGATATTGCCCGCACGATCTTTGAGCGCAAGAGCGCGGGGTGCGGGACGGTGGGCGACACTCAGGTTACGTTCATTGACACCGAGCATTTCAACGCGTCTTATGTCTATAACATCGTCCGACCGACGGCGGTGGACTTTACCGTCAAGGTGACGTTCTTCAGCGACGACATGGACGCTGTGACGCAAGCCAATGTCAAAGCAGCGATCATCTCTGACTTCCTTGGGGAGCTCAAAAACGCCCGAGTGAAGCTCGCTACGACGGTTTACGCAAGCCGATTCTATAAGTGCATTCAGGACGTGACGGATGCCCCAATCAAAGAAATCGTCATCGGCATCTCTGGGGGCTCACAGTCCTCTAGCGTTGACGTGCCTGCGAACAAAAGCCCGACGTTGTCGGAAAAGTCAATCACGCTTGCTTTCGGGGGCTGATGATGGCAGAAACACAGACGTGGGAGGACATCCTGAGCGTTGACTGCGTTCAGAACATGGCCGACTTTGCCGACATGTCGACGGACGCGATTCAGTCCCAGTACTCGCACGCGACGCGCATCCGGCAGAGTGCATCGATGCTCAGGGACAAGATCGATGCTACAGAGTTACTCGAAAGCCTCCAGCAAACGATTGCTGACATGCGAACGGCTAAGGGGGTGTACCTTGACTGGTGGGGCACGCGCGTAGGCGTCAGCCGCTTACTGAAAGTCGGCTCGGATTTCACGCGGTTTGATGACGACTACTACCGATTCCTGTTGTTTTATCGTGCGAGGTGCAATCTTTCGAACGCAACTGCCGCAACGATGAACAACATGCTCAGTCAGTTGACGGATACCAAGGTGTTTGTGGTTGATTACCAAAATATGACTATCAATTCGATTGTCATCATTGGGAGCATTAGTGAATTGCAGGCTCAAATCCTTGAGGTGTATGGGCTTTTGAACCGTCCATCGGGCGTACTGACGAATTTTTTGATCATTTACCCAGACGAGCAGATTTTTGGGTTTGAGGGAAGCGGCTTGCTTCCCTTTGACCAAGGCGTGTTCAATCCTGGGCGAACGATTGGCACATGAGCCAATTCCAAAAGAAACGAAACCCCACAGGGCTGCAACCTTGTGGGGTTTTTTAGTCCCTCAAGAACAAAAGGAGAAGGGAACTATGCGAAAGATTATAACCGCGATCACTACGGCGGTGGTCATCAACAAGATGGTGAATTTTATGACGAAGAATGAACCAGGCGTCGAATTAAATATTGGGTTTCGGATTTTCCGTATTGCCGTGTGGATAACCGCTACAACAGGATGTTTGGCATTGATGGCGTGGTTGGTCGCGTTTGCGTGGGCTGAGATTAGAAGTCTTATTTAGGATGGAAAAGATGAGCAAATATCCTCAAACTTTACTTTCGTGCCCCATTGCCCAAGACGGTGACAGGAGCGCAGTTCCGGTGACGGCGCTTGAGGCAGGAACAGGTAGGCTATCGCAGGAAGAGGGGTGGGGCAAATGGAACTCCTTGCCGATCGGTGAGGGCGGCATTCCTCCAAAGCGAGACGACTTCAATTCGGTTCTCTACTTGCTTTCGTCGTTCCTTGTTTGGTACCAGCAGGGCGGCATAATGCAATACTCGGCGTCGCTTCAATACGAGCCTGGAAACGAGGTATTCAGCAACGGCGTCAAGTATCGATGCTTAATCGCGAATGGGGTAGGCACGGACAAGGGAGTGGTGGCACCGGCCGCTGACAAGACGGTTTGGAGTAATCAGGATTTGCCTAGCGTCCTTGCGGGGCAGGTTACGCCTTTCTACAACTGTAAGCTGGGCGGGTCGGACGGAAGAAGGCTAATCCCGTGGGGAAGTTCCGATGCGTATGAGGCTTATGTCATCTGCGACGGCGGCAGCGATGGGCGCGGCGGGAGCGTCCCCAACCTCGTCGACAAGTTTTTACTCCCGAGCACTGTTGCGAATGCAGGCAAGACTGGCGGAAGCTTGAGCCTTAAGGTGCCGGGGGTAACGGTCAACGGGACGGTAGGATCTACGGTTTTGACGGTCGAGCAGATGCCCGCGCACACGCACACAGGCAGTTCATCGACTGCGGGCGCGCATACGCACACTCGCGGCACGATGGAGATTACAGGCGCGATCCCCGTGGACGATCACAAGATCCGCTATGTCGAGGGGGCCTTTTATCAAAACGGGAACTATTCCAACTGCGACAACCGAGACTCCGAAAACGGCTCTCCGCGCGCGTCCTTTGCGGCTTCGAGAACGTGGTCCGGGGAAACGTCGTCCGCCGGCTCGCACTCGCACACGATGAATCTAAACTCGACCGGTGGCGGGCAGGGGCATACGCACACAATCACAAGCTCATCCGAAGCGCAGACGCTCACGCTAGACCGTCCGCCCTTCTATCGTCTTGCTTATTTTGTCAAACTGCCGGAGTAACAAGGCATGGCATCAAAAGAATTTCATTTCCATTACGTCAAAACGCCCACGGGTTCGATCAGTGGTCAGTCTGTTTTGACGCAGACAGAGGACGCGATCAATGATCTCGGCGACTATATGTTCGAGGCTACGGGCGACGCGACCGAGGCGCTGAATAAGGCTACTGAAGCGCTCAACACGGCGAATACCGCTCAGCAAAATGCGGCCGAGGCGCTCTCTACTGCGAATTCTGCGCTTGGTAGCGTCAATACCTTAACCATCACCGTCAATTCGTGGGATGGGCGCATCAAAAAGGCTGAGAGCAACGCGGCTAATGCCGTCACTGCGGCGACTGAGGCATCTAATAATGCCTCTCAGGCTGTCACAACGGCCAATTCTGCGCTCAATACGGCTCAGCAGGCCGTCACGACGGCCAATGCCGCGAAGACGACGGCTCAGAATGCAAGCACTGCGGCTACTCAGGCCGTGGGCACGGCCGACGCGGCGAATGCGACGGCGGAAGAGGCGAAGAAGATTGCTCAGCAAGCCGTTACCGACACTGACGGCATTCGCGATGAAATCAACCAGAGCATGGTCTTGATTACCCAGAAGGTAAACGAGGCTACGACTCAGGCGCAAAATTCCGCGTCCTCCGCCGCCCAATCACAGGCCAATAGTGACCTTTCTAAGCGGTGGGCAACATGGACGACGGGCGTAGAGACCGAAGACGGCACGGACTACACGGTCGCCGATGACGGCTATTCGTCCAAGTGGAATGCTCAGCTCGCTCAGGCGTGGGCGGTGAAGACTGACGGCAAGGTGACGGAAAACAACCTGGCCGATGGAACTGAGATCGATTATTCGTCGAAGTACTACGCTCAGCAGGCGAAGGCTAGTGCTGACACGGCTGATGCCTCTGAAGCCTCTGCGCTCTCTTCGAAGAACGCGGCGGCATCGAGCGCGGCGGCGGCCAAGACTAGCGAGACGAATTCGAAGGCGAGCGAGGTTGCGGCCAAGGCTTCGCAGAACGCGGCTAAGGCCTCGGAGACGAATGCGAGTGCGTCGGAGACTAATGCCCTCGCGGCTAAGAACGCAGCGGCTACGAGCGCAAGCGCGGCTAAGACGTCAGAAGCGAAAGCCAAGACTTCTGAGACTAATGCGAAGACGTCTGAGACGAACGCGGCCTCATCGAAAACTGCGGCGGCATCCAGTGCGTCGGCCGCGAAGACTAGTGAGACGAATGCCGCATCGTCGAGTTCGGCCGCTGCTTCGTCTGCTTCTGCCGCGTCAACCTCTGCAACGAACGCTTCTAACTCGCAAAAGGCCGCCGCGTCTAGCGCTACCTCAGCCGCTAACGCGCAGAAGGCCGCAGAAGTCGCGCGCGATCTCGCTCAGCAATATGCGTCGCAGAATGCGCATGCTGTCGTTTATGACGCTCAGACGCTCACGACAACCCAGCAGGCGCAGGCGCGAAAGAACATTGGGGCGATTTCGGCGGCCGAGGCACCCGCACCCAACCTGACACCGTACCTCACGAAGGCCGACGCCGCCTCTACGTACTTGGGCATCAACGCCAAGGCGGCCAGCGCGGCAAAGGCCGACTCTGCTACTACGGCGAACTCGGCGAAAGTGGTGCCCTGGACCGGTGTTAGCGGGAAACCTCAGCTCATCCCCGGTACTGGTGACGCGGGAACGATCACGACGACTGAGACCGTTGTGGCGGCAACCACCGTGTCAGACACATCGGCGAGATCTATGAGCCTTGCCAGTGGCGGCACGCTCACGGTCAACAACGGATCTGCCAACAAGGCATGGATTACCGTGGTCGCGCTAGCTGGCTCGGCCACGATCAGCCTCGGCAGCTCTTGGTCGTGGAGCGGTTCGGCTCCGACGCTTGCCAAGGGGCTTGTGACGCTTGCGTGGTACGGTACCTTTGGCGTCGCTAATTTTACGAAGTTTGGGGACTGATAAATGTTCAAGACGTGGACTTACAAGGGTGTTGCCTACCAGTCCGAATGGAAGGTTCGACAAGAGGTCTTCAATCAAGATCGCGTGTGCTTCGGCGAAGCTCCCGAGGAAGGCAAGGTTGAATTCTGGGCACAGTTCGGGGTGGCCTATACAGAGGAAGAAGACCAGCCGACACCAGAGCCGACCGTAGAAGGGAAAGCGGCGCAAATTCGCTCCCGTCGCGACCGCCTGATTGAAGAGTCGGATTTCTACATGATGCCCGACTATCCCGCGACAGAGAAAGGTTTGGAGGCAGTCAAGAACTACCGGCAAGCATTGCGTGACGTGACCTTACAGGAACCGTTCCCGCACAGCGTTCAATGGCCTGAAGTGCCCGCAGTGCTGCTGAAGCAGCCAGAGAAGGAGGCAACGTTTCAGATGCTAAAACAATAATAGGGGAAGGTGATGTTTGCCAGTAAATTATTGTTGGTTTCAAATGGAGAAGGTATGTATATTTTTCAACCAAATACATCGGCGAAGGTGTCAATTAGAACAGGAAAACAGCCCCCGTCACCGCAAACTATCAACAAGCTTTGTTATTTAAAAAGGTTTGTTTGGAGAAATACATACGGCGATGGGAATCATACGGTTCAGATCGTAGCGCCTTCTGGAGAAGTATTGTTGAACAGTAGTCAAAGTCGAGGAACGATTGAATTTAACGATTATGGCTGGATTCCTAAAGGCTCGTCAATTAAACATTGGGGGAATCATGTTGACCGGACGTATTTCGATGAGTGGTTAGCATATGAGCCCGAGGCAGTTTCAATAAGCCTTGATGATGTGACTAGGATATTGTAAGTAGTTCGGGCGAAACGCCTGATATCCTCTCCTTCCTTTGGGCCGGAGAGGACATCACCACCACATTCCTGTACCTAAGTGAATTGCGTAGGTTTTTTCTGTTATTTGAAAATTGCCATGAGCTCTTTCTGGCGAGAAATACGTTCTAGGGAATATGTGTACATCATCGCCGAACGTGAGTTGTTGCCCGTGGAGTTTTATTCCGTAGAAAATCCTTGTGATCTTGCTGATGAAGCGAACATTGGCAACATAAGAATATGCTTTTCTCAAATGAATAAATCGGTACCAGTCGAGAAGTAATCTTATGTAGGGATGATGTTGTTTGGCGCCAATTGTGGATGTTGCTATTTGGGTTGGCGCTTCAAGGCAGAAAAAACAGCCCAGATGAAGTAAATCGTCAAAGCCATTAATGACTTTGACGTCAGTGTCTAGGTATACGCCGCCATAATTATATAAGGCATGAAGTCTTGCTACGTCAGAAACGAAGGCCCAGCATTTCTTTCGCAGCGCTTCTTGGGCGTATGGATAAAGTTCAAATGGAAAATTTGATTCATTCCACAGCTTGAATTCCCAATCTGGGTGAATTTTGTGCCAAGAATCAATGCACCGTTGACATGGTTCAGGGATTGATGCTGGTCCAAACCAAGCATAGTGAATGACTTTTGGGATTTTCTTTGGCGGAAGGTAGTCGTGCCTAGAAGGGGATAGTTTTTCGCGCAGGTAAAACTCCGCTAAGTCTAGATGGAGAAAGCTGTTAACAATGAAGTTTGGTGTGCGGGGGGGGTAAAACATATTTGATATGGATGCAAAATGGACTACGGTTGCCAAGCAAGCCGTAAGCAGGGGATGTACCCGTAATTTTATCTCACCGCCTTCGGGCGGTGTTTTCATATGTGGAATTTGATTGTCAAGGCGCTGAAAGATGCGCTCAAGGAAAAGGTGACTGAAATGACGAAGAAAGAAGTGAAGGAATGGCTCGACAAGATCGGCGTCAAGGTCGAGGAAGTGACGGACGAGCTCATCGCCAAGGTTGAGGCCCAGAAGGCTCTGCTCGATGCGGAGACGCGTCGCAAGACGCGCCTCTTCTGGGGACCGGTCGGCTTCATTGCTGGGGTGCTCTGCACGTGGCTGTACAACGTCCTTTTCTGAGGAGAGATACAAAAACGCCCCCGCATGGAAATGAGGCATCCAGCGGGGGCGCATCTTACGGGCGGTGAAGGCGTGACAGAAGGTCTCTCGCTAGAACGTCACGCCTTCGTAGTAAGTGCTCGATCAGAACTTGTGGACGAGGCCAACAGCGGCCTGATAGGCTTCAGGCTTATAGTCGAACGTATCGTTTGCCGCATCGACCTCATCCTTAAAGTAGCCAAGGTCGGCATAAACAAGGGTACGCTTGGAGAGCGGATATTCGTAGCCAGCACCAAGGACAAAGCGGGTGACATCGATCTGGCGGCCCGACGTGACAGTACCGTTTGCTTCAGAAGCATATTCGGCATCCATGTAACCAACCATGGCATGAGCCGTGCCGGCGAAAGCAGGCATAGAAGCACCGAGCGTCAAGCCGTAACCGTCATAGTAGCGGTCAAGATTGGCCTTGTGGTTGGCCTCTGCGGCCCACGTACCGAGCAAGTCACCGATCTTGCCGTCCTTAAAGTAGCCAACGGCAACAAAGGGTTTGATCATACCGAAGTCATAAGAACCGCCCACCGTAACACGATACGTGTCATCGACATCACTGGTCGTCTTGGTAGTGGAGTCATAAGACTTCTTATTGATCGTATCAACAATACCGATAACATTGAGGCCGCCAACGGTGTAGGTGGCACCGAGAGCCGCGTAACGGTTCGTGGACGACTTGTTTTCGTGACCGTTTTCACCGAAGGAGTACTGGGCGTAGACCTTGAAGCCCGCAAAATCAGGCGTGACATAGGTCAACATGTTGTCATAACGAGAATCGAAACCGGCGCCCCAGAGCAAGCTCTGGTTACCGACATCACCCCAACCAGTGCCGAACGGGTTGAAGTTGCCAATGGCATAGGAGCCAGCCGTACCATTGAGGATGCCAACGCGGCCCGCGGACAGCGTACCGAAGTCGCTCGTTACAAAGAGGTTGGCTTCGCGGTCAAAAAGCTTATTCGTGGTCTTGAGAGCGCCGTCGTCAGAGTTGAAGCCGTTCTCAAGAACGAAGCCGACCTTCATGCCATTGCCGAGGTCTTCAGTGGCCTTCAAACCAAAGCGGTTGCCCGTGGAGTTGCCAGAGGACATTTCGAACTTGGAGACATCATCCTGATTGGCAACGTCAGCATCAATATTGGTATAGCGAACGCCCGTGTCGATACGACCATAGAGCTGAACATCAGCAGCCTGAGCGGAGAAAGCAACTGCGCCGAGAACGGCAACAGCAACGAGAGATTTCTTGAACATGGTAAAGAATCCCAAAGAAAGTGAGTGAAAGAGGCTTTTGTCAGAAGCCTGAGGGCATCCTACGAGGCGGGGAAAAAGTTCGCAATTCCTTCCTTCCTTCCTTCCTTCCTTCCTTCCTTCCTTTAACTTATTGAAAAATATGGAGAAATACGAAAGCGAGGTGTTTTATTGATGAGGTGAAAATAGGTAGTAACCCTGTTGCTGTAATGAGACAAAGAGCGGTTTCTGGAAGGGCTATGTCTTCACGTGCGCGTGTGGCCCAGGTGACTGCTCCCCGTCCGATTTGAAACCAACCTGAAGCTCCCTCGAGGTTATGTCTCGGGGGCTTTTTTTTTGTGCGCGTGTGCTTGAAGTCTCGTTAGAGACTCAAGGCATGCGGGAGGTTATATGCCATACAGAGATTTAAGTGACGGCCAGATATTAGCCGCCGCAGGTGGTTTTGCGACGATCTGCGGCTGGCTTTCGTACCTGCTGAAGGTACAGGAAGGAAAGGCTTTCACATGGCGAGAGTTTTTGCTTCATGGTGCGATCAGTGCTGTGTGCGGTTTGATCTGCTACGAGGTGCTTTTTTACGAAGGGTTCCCGCCGCAGTTGTGTGGGGCCTTGAGCGGCATGGCTGGGTGGGGCGGCACGCGGGTGATCCGTCTTCTTGAGGTCGTTCTGCAGAAGCGCCTTGGTCTGGATAAGGAGGATTTGAAATGAAGAATTTTGGCGAGTATTCGTCTGAGTCCGCGATGGACTTCATCGAGGCTTGGGAGGGGTGCCGCCTGCAGGCGTACAAGTGCCCCGCCGGCATCTGGACAATCGGCGTCGGTCACACGAAGGACGTGACGGAGCACGACGAGATCACTTATTTGCAGTCGAGGGAGATGCTTCGTGAGGACGTCGAGGAGGTCAAGCGAGGGCTTGCGCCTTTTGTCAATGTTCACGTGACTGAAGGGCAGTTCGTGGCATTGGTGAGTCTGGCTTTTAACGTGGGCGTGAGCTACGTCGTTCACCAGTGTCCGCGCCTCATGCGTGCACTCAATGCTGGAGATGCGGAGGCGTGTGCTCACGAATTTCTCGATATCAACCGCGCAGGCGGAAAGGTGCTTGCGGGCTTGACCGAGCGCCGTCGCGCCGAAGCAAAACTCTTTCTCTCGGGGGTCTGAACATGGTCTATCTGAAATGGCTGGCACTCATGCCTGCGTCGTTCATTATGGCCATTGTTGGCCGCCTCCTCGCGCCCGTTCTTCCGTTCTTCGTGGACAAGGAAACGCACCGTCTGCCGAAATGGCTCGATTGGTTCGCCACTGACGACAACGACGCAGACGGCGACGAGGGCCACTGGCAACGATGGCCGGGGACGGATGCCTGGGCGACGTACAAACGTCGAGTCGCGTGGATGTGGCGCAACACGTCCTATGGCTTCGACATCAACGTTCTCGGGGTCGAGGTGCGCTCGAGCGACTCGTGGGAGGTGACTGGCGATGAGAATGCCTCCGACACGAACGGCGTGTCAGGCACGTGCCGCAGGCGTTGCCGCCGCGATGGGAAGCTCATCGCGTTCCAGGTGTACTACATCAAGCACTACAGGTTGCTCGGCAGGCCGTGCTGTGTGCGGATCAACGTGGGTTGGAAGCTGTGGGGATCCCGAGACAAGAAGGCACAGTACGTCGGTATCTACCTGAATCCCGTGAAGGGTTTCATGCTGTAGGGACGGATAAAATTAAAGCCGCTCGGTTGTGGCGACCGAACGGCTTTTGATAGACCTTTTTGCACTGAGGTTCTATGAGGACAATTATAGCTTCTTTATCCATATTCTATTTCGCTTTTCTGAAGGCTTTTATTGTGTCTGACCGAAACCTAACGAGACGAGAATATGCCGTTTATTCGGCCGTGTCGTTTGTATTGGTTCTGATGTTGTGGCTTGTGTTTGTCGGAACTGTGTCGGATATCGCGAAAGAAAACGGATGGGCTCTGATGCCGGATTTCATTGAAGAGCTCTACAGCCCGTGGGAGCGGACCTTCGGCATGATTTTGATAGGCGCACTTCTGGCTCAAATTCCAATAACCTGGCTCAAGTTCCACAGTTATCCAACACATCTTTCAAACGAAGGGGTTGGGAAGTGGCGCGGGGATATGGTGAAGGACGTGTTCAACCGCAACATGCTGATTCTCGTGTGCTTTGGATTTGATCTTTATCGCAGGCTTCCTTAATGACGAATCGAGTAACATTTTTGGGTGCTCTAGCTCTAGCGATCGGTTGTTCCGTTGCTGGCTACCAGTATGCCGCAGCGCTCTACGGAGAGGATATCGCGGCCCTTCGCGAGGATTACGCATCCCGCTCTCAAGCGCTTGAGGAGAAGTATCGTGAGAAAGAAAGAGTGCAGCATCAGTCCCTTGTCGAGGCGTGGGAAGAGCGTGACAAAGCTTTGGCTAATGTCGAGCGTTTGTCTGATGACGTTGACCGGGTGCGCAAGCAAGCAGCCGACGCTCGCAGTCGATTGTCCGCATCCGCCGGTGGTACCTGCGACGCTGAAAGAAAGCAGCTTGCCCGCTGCGCAGGCTTACTCGAGCGAGGCACGGAGTTGGTTCGACGAGGTGTCGAGCTTTCTGAGCGGACTGCGATAGATAAGGACTCGGTTGTTCAACTTGTAAGATAAAATGGGAGCGTCTTGATCAAGGAGCAATCAATGCCCGATTATGAAATCAATACATTTGCCGAGCTGTGCCAGAGAATCATTGACTCTGACGGCAAGGGGGTCGAAAACCTTGTTGCTGTGACAAGTCCGGGCGCGTTTGCATGTACGATCAAGATAGAAGGGGACGGATACTGCGGAGAGATCCCTGGTTTTCTTCTCCAAAGCCTTTCGGAGTTCCAGACACAGGCGTTCCGAGCCTATGCTATGGCGGTATACGGGAAGGACGATCTCCGAGGTTTGGATAAAAGCAAGCTTTGGTGTTCTGTCCAGAGTCGCCAAGGTTCTTTGGATCTGGTGTTTTGTCTGGCTGTTCTCGGCGTGGGCATAGGAACTGCGATGATAAAAGATATGTCCGCAACACAAAAGACGATCTTGGGCCTAGGGGTGTTCGCTGTTTTTGCCGGGTACATTGGGGCAGATATCTACAAGACCTATTCTGCCGAGAGCATTGAGGTGGAGAAACAGGAAACTGAGCGGCAAAAAATCGAGGCCGATACGGCGAACAGGCTAGCCGAGCAGGATATAATTCGCACCGCCATGATACTTTTGAGCAAACAAGCTTCTGAGAAGGATCTGGATACCCTCGTGGCAGCTGGTGCTCATGGTCGGGTTGGGGTTGATGCCTTGATCCGAGACGCGAGGGGTGCTGTTCGCGTTACCTATGGCAAGACCGTGGTCGAGCAGGACGAGATCAAGCGGATACAATCTCCCGAGTCGGTTCCTGTGAAGCGTTACCCGAGGGAGGGGATTTTCAAGATTGTTCAAGTGAATACGGAAAACCCCGAGTTATGGAAAGTTTTGCTAAAGGACACTGTGTCGTCAGAAAAGATTCTCTCTTCCGTCACCCCGAGCACGTTGTTCTTGAGTGCGGAGAGAGCAAAAGAGCTTTTGGACTATCAGAGGGATGAGACTCCTCTGAAAGTAACTATGTCTTGCGCAGAGAAGGGCGATTCCAAGACATATACAATTGACCAAATGGAGCTCTACGTAGAGTAACAACACCATACGGGCTACGATAGTACCTGCGCTCGATCATGAGGAGCGCCGAGAAATCCTGTCCATGAAAATGCCCCACTTACCAGCAACGGTAGGTGGGGCGCTTTTTTTGTGCTCGCGGAAAATGTCACTTCTTTGGCATGATCGTGTCAGCCCATGCCTGCATAACGGTCCGCCTTTGCTCGAGCAAATCAGAACGTTGATACGCTTGTTCGACCTCGTTGCCGGTTGCATGCATGAGGCTTTTTTCTGCAAGCACCTGGTCGATGCCGTTTTCTGCCGCCCAATCTCGGAAAGTCGAGCGGAACCCGTGCATCGTGCCGTGGCCGACCTTCTTCTGGAGCACCACGCGTGGCGTCTCCAGTGAGATGTGTGAACCCGCCGACCGGGCAAAGACACACTCGCCTTTGCGCTCGATCTGGCTGAGGATGTAGACAGCCTGGTCAGAAAGCGGCACGCGATGCGGATAAGGCTTCTGGTCCTTTCGGCGCTCTGGCGGCACGGACCAGACTCGGGCATCGAAGTCGATCTCGTCCCATCGCGCCTTGACGAACTCCCCGACGCGTGAGGCGGTCAGGATGCCGAAGACAATCGCGCTCGCACTGATCGACTTGGGTGGGTTCCAGTCCTCGAGGAGCGCCCGAGTCTCATCAAGGGAGAGCGCCTCATGGTGCTCGACCTTCTGGACACGAGAAGGTGGCGGCAGAAAGAGGTCGAGGTTTCCCCTCCACGTCGCCGGGTTCGCTGCGACTCGCTTGCCTGTTGCGATCGCGTAGGAGAAGACGGCCTCGAGCCTGCCGCGCAGGCGACTCGCGGTCTCGGACTTGGAGTCCCAGATCGGCCCGAGGACGTCAAGGACGTCGTCGCGCGTTACGTCCTCGACGGGCTTGGGTCCGAGTACAGGCAGGGCATATGTCTCGAGCGTGGACTGCCACTGCGCTCGATGCTTCGCGTTCCTCCAGCGCTTCGCCTTCTCTATTGTCGGCAGCGCCTCGCGGAGCAGGTCGGCGAAAGTGTACGCGGCCTTGTCAACCGATCCGGCGTCTCGCATGGATCGGAGCTTTTCTTTCTTGGCGGCTTGCGGGTCGACGCCAGTCTCAAGTAGATGATGGTACTCAGCGGCCTTTGCGCGGGCCTGAGTGATCGTGATGCCTGACACCGGACCGATGGAAAGCTCCTTGCGCTTTCCGAGGATTGTGTAGACAAAGTAGAACGTGGGGCGCTTGCCCTCCCGTTGACGGACGTACAGACACCTATCGACTCTGTGCATGCCCTCTGGCAGTCTATTGATGTTTTTTGCTGTGACTTTCAT